TGCTGTTATTGATTGTACTTCGAAGTTTATTTGGGGAGAGGTGGAATTGGTTCTTTTTCCATCGGGAAGGATCTTTATTCGCTCCACAGATAAGACTCGTACTCGTTCCAGATATGTCCGCACTTCTGTTTGCTTTAATTGGGAATTGAAATATGGTAATTGATTCTTGGGATCGCCCTAGCAGCAGGAATCTTATTCTTGAGTGTTTCCTTAATGGTGGAACTATTATGCGACATCCTTGGCTATTCCATTTTCCGCTATTATATGAAGAAATAAATCACAATCCTTAGAAACAAGGACCCTTCCAGATGAATAGAAGAGATTTTCTCAAAGGCACCGCTGCGGCGGGAGCCGCAGCGGTGCTTCCTCTATCGATTTTAAATGATAACTGTCCGTGTGAGGGGGTTTGGTATTTACCTAAACGGTTAAGTACGGCTTTTGAGCCCTTCAAATGCAGAAAGACCGATATATGTCCGCATGGCGATTGTGTACATTACCAATATGAATGTCAGGCTCCAAGTGATGTCTTCCCTCCCTGTGGTTGCGACAGTTCATATCATCACGAAGACTGTCCGCAGCACCCTTTGAAAATGTTCACCAATCAAATCGATTACATTATCGCCAAATCACCAAAAGAAGCCGAGAAGTTTTTGGTTGAGATGATGTATGGGGAGAGGGCTATTCCTAGAGGAGAATTTTTGTTGGAAAACGATATTCCCAAACTTTTCCCATTGCCCGCTGGCCGGAATTATTTCCGTAGGAACTATTTCCCCATTTACATGGATGAAATCGAGGGCGAAGGATGGGAAGAAATGCCTATGGATTCCCAAATGGACGTGTGGGAGGAAGACACGGGCGAAACGCACAAGAAAACTGTCCGTGAGTGGATTGACGAATGGGGTGAAGGCTACTTTGTTTCTACGGAGTATTAAAATATGAGAACAGTTTACGTTTTAATGGAAGACTCGGATGGTACAATGTGGTCCAGTCCTAAACCAACTGGTGAAACCGTCAAAGAGTGGGTTGTTAAGCAAGAATGGTGGTGGCAAAGAACCTATAAAGAGGTTACAATTGACGATTAAACTCAAGGCAAGAAAGGTTTTCCTGCTTTGATCGATCTGATAGGAGGCAAAAATGAAACTTATTCACAAAGAAAAAATTGACGTAATGAAAAAGCGGCTGACAACTCTTGCAAAGATTGATCCTGAGGACTGCAAGATTAAAGAAGATGAAGCCGAGGCCGCCCAAGAAGTCATCGCCTCGATTGAAGAGGCATGGAAGAGCATTTTGGAGGAGTATGATTTCAGCGAGTAAGATGATTTGGTATACGAAAGCAATCCGAGATTTTGATAGAACTGGTTCATGTGGGTTGCTGGCGGTAGTCTGGCGATGTCCTGAGTGTGGATATTTTCCCGGCTCCAGCAATCTACCTCATAAAGTATGCCAAAATTGCAAAGAAGTCTTGGAGGTTTCAGAGGATGGACTTGGAGTGACCAAGGTGAAGGTTAATCCAACCGCATATGGCTTTGAACCAGCATTTTGGAGATTTCAGTGAACGAGATTGACCTTCTGAAAAGAAAAATCGCTATTCTTGAATCGGTGGATAAGATCCGAACTGGACATATCGCTCAGTTAGAGTACCGCATTCAAAAAGGTTGCGATCCTTCAATTGATGCTTGTCTAAAACTATCCAGAATTGATGAATTGTACACCGAAAAGGCTCGACAACTCAAAATGGTCAATTTGGAACTTGAGAACATCGAATGGTCTCTATCCTCGGCTTCCTATGATCGTTGGTTATCGGAAACCCAATACGATCAACCACGTCACTACTATGAAGATGCTTTTAACAAATTGTTCGACATTGCTCGTAATGAGGCAATCGAATCTGTAGAAAGGCAACGTAAATCTCAAAACAACAAAAGATTTTTCCGGCGTCGGCCTCCTCTTCTTCGCGTTAAGAGCAAGTGCCAGATATACCAGAAATTTCAAGGGTGCATTCCTGAAAGAGTTCATGACAGTATCGCCCGAGCCAACAATGATCCTTTTTTTAAATTCCAAATTTTCATTATTACCGAAGCAGGTCCTTGGACGGTTGAAACAATGGGCCAATCTTGGGAACGTAAGACTCCTACGATTCGTGACCGTATGAATCAATTTCTTGATAGAACGATTGATCCCCTGGTAATCGGTTGGGACCATAGGTTCAAACAGGCTTTCTTAATCGATAGTTTCGATTTAAGTTCGGTGGAGGAAACGGTCCGAAGGGAATTTACGGAAGGAGAGTTGTAATGAAGGATAAATTCATTGATAGCCAGAAGAAATACTGGCGGCTTCTCCGAGACAAAGAAGGCCTTCCGACAACACTCTTCCATGGACTCAGCGGCAGCAGAAGACTACCGCTAGACGAATGGTTGGATGCAGAGATTAAGACCGTCACCGATGGCGGCAAGAAAAAGGCGAAGAAATACAAATCTGGTTTTCACGTTCTGCCGACACTAGAAGAGATCGTCAAATTCACAAACCGATTCAGGAGGATCGAGGATTTGGTAATTGTGGAAGTGGATGTCCAAGACCTTTGGAGTAAAGAACACAGTCCCGCCAACGTTTGGCTGGCGGCTAGAATGCGTATACGATCCAAACAATGGGAGAAACGGTTATGGGTCAAGCAACTTACTTAGCCATTCTCCGTAGGACCACTCCTGCGGGCACAGAAGATACCGTCACCCTGCCCCTCACTAATGAAATGTCTATAGGCGAGTTGACGGATTGGTTGGAAAGATACCGAGGTAATTGCATTTGCGATGACTTGAAAATTGTGAAAACCGATGAAGGCCCATCCCAAAAACAAACGAAAGTGGTTATTGAAGAAATCTTTGTAGAAGCAACAGGTCAGGCCTATGCCAAAATTAGTGGTGGGGTCGTCAATCTCCATACGGTGTCAAGAGTTTCCGAGGTACGAGCGGGAGATGAGTTGGAAACCGACGACCACAAAAAATGGGTTCATAGGCCCACCCGTAAACCCGGTGTGTCTAGTAGAGAAGAGATGTATGAGATCGAAGAATTACAAGGGCCAAAGAAAAAATAACGCATTATGAAAAAGGCAAAATGTCTTGGGCATATAAGTTTTGTTGAGGCTGATGAAATGAGTGAAATATTCGCACCAGGAATAGTCACAGAAGATGGACGAACCATCTATCCCACAGGGCTAGAATGGATTTTAGCCTTCGCCCTGAACGGCTGTCAATGGGCCATAGATGCGTTGCCGGAAGCAATCGAGAATGCTAAACGGCAGGAGATTGAAAAAACTCTGGGAGGTGGAATATGAAAATTACTGAACAAGATATCGAAAATTACGTTGAAACTAAAAAAAAAAGCTGGTAAAGCCGAAGATAAAATAACCAAGTGTTGGGAATAAAATGAATCGCACTTGTTACCCGGAGGGATAGTGAAGCTCTTTAAACCACAGATTCCAAAACGAAGTCTTGATTACGTTGTTACAGGAACGGGACGCTGCGGTACGGTTTATATGGCGAGATTGCTGACTAGCTTGGGTTTTCCATGCACACATGAAGCAGTCTTTACTCCTACGGGAATTAGGCGAGATTCAATAGTTAAAAAGGTTTATGTTGTCGGTCGCGAAAATTGGTTTCCCATCAATCAAAACCCAGATGTTTGGGTAACCAAACAAGACAAAGTTGTTGCTGAGTCAAGCTACCTAGCGGCCCCATATTTAGCCGAATTAGATTCTTCAAAAGTGATTCATATAGTGAGAAATCCCGTAGACACAATTTCTTCCTTGTTGCAAGAGTTTATTTACTTTCGGGAGCGTCCTAATTCCGATTCGTCTGTTTACCACAAATTCATTTATGAACACGTTCCCAGCTTAAACCAGGACCTCGACCCAATTTTAAGAACATGCCTTTTTTACGTAGAGTGGAACGAACTCATTGAAAGACAAAAGCCAGACCTTCTATATCCCGTGGAATCTGATGTCAAGGTGTTGATGGATTTCCTGGGAGTGGATAAAAACTCCTACTACACAAATCGGCGGTGTAATATTGGAGGAAGTCGCAAGACACTAACCCAAATACCAGAGGGTAAAATCAAAGATCGGCTCATCGCTATGGCAGAAAGATATGGCTATACTATCAATATTTAAGGACAGAAAAATGAATAGAAGAGACTTTCTAAAAGGCACCGCTGCGGCGGGAGCCGCAGCGGTGCTTCCTCTCAGGGTTTTGTCTGAAGACAAACCTAAACGCAAGTTGCCGCCTTTCAGAGTTCGAAACTATGATCGTGATACGATAAAGAAGATTGCTCTTAACAAATGGAGCAAGCATTTCGATTTCTCAAAGGTCAATGAAGAATATGCTCCTGAGTTGGCGGTAATGATCGACAACCAGGATCTAATGAACGATTATCCGTTTTCTCCTTACAAGGATTGGCCCAACATCGATCTTCAAAAAGTTTTTGATGTATACTCTCAGTTCGTTGGAAAGGATTTAGTTTCGGTACAAGCCATGACCGCTCCTTATGACATGGTCATTTATGAGAGATTTAAATACGAAAAAAGCAACAAGAGTATTATTCTTGCTCGCGAACAAGAACAAATTTGTGCCAAGACCATGGTTTTGAAATCCCCATATTACTTTGATTCCCTTCAAATTGCCGACGAAATCACCAGGGAAATCGTTACCGATTTAAAAAACAATGTTGGTACAAAGGAAATATTGCGTTTACGTGATTGTGTCTTGCGAACTCATGGCAAGATTCTGAATGACATACATGTTCTTGGATGTCTCATTCAAAGAAAGACTTTAAGGGGCAAGCACGATTGGATTTACACTTCTCCTGCAATGGCCCATAGGATTATTCCCCGGCATTTTTGGTGGAATTGTCCTATGGGGATTGGTTGCGTTAGTATTATTGGTTGCGTTGGTATTCTTAATTGTGCTTATAAAGTATTTGTTGATCCGCTCTTTCCCAAGAATGAGATCTTGCTTGGCAGACGACCCTCACCAGTGAACAAGGGCTGGTTCTATGACGCGGGCTATCAGTATTGTCCGTATATTCCGTTTACCAGACACCCTAATCCGGGTCACGTTAAACAGAATTGGGAGCCTCGATTTGACAGCCAATTGGTTACTAGGCGAGGTAAGAAAATGAGAAGGGAAGGTTCGGCCTATTATGCTCTTTTAACTGTGGAGTCATGAGAATAAAGCGTAGTTCAATTCCAACTTTGAAATTAAGGAGTGGACCTCGTTGTCTACTTAGACTGGCACACAATCGAACTTACGGAGGAGGCGAAGCACACAGTTTTGGTATCCTGAAGATCCTTGGTAGATTCCTGAAGAACCTAGAAGTGGAGGTGGGTCCTGGGGGAGTTGCCTTAAGCGAAGTGTTTGGGATGAAGGGGCTATCGTATAGACCAAAGAGAGGTGGTCAATATGACCTCTTTATCAACATCTCCCATTTTACACTCCCGGAGCCCGTTGCCAGGAAGAACGTCGCGGTCATATTTTACCCACAATATGACTGGTCCGAAGGGATCAAAAAGTACGACAAGGTGGTTGCTAATTCAGGATTTACCGCCGAGCAAATTGAATTGAAATGGGGAGTGCGGGCTGATGTGATCGAACCATCTATGGAAATAGATCAGATCATTGAGGCCGCAAAATGCTACGAAAAGAAGAACCAGATTTTATCCATCGGCAGATTCTTTTGGATAGAAGACGGCAACAACAAAAATCAGGAGATTTTGGCTCAAGCTTTTAGAAAGATGCCCGAAGGATGGAAGTTGGTATTTGTGGGCACCGTCCAACAGAAAGACTATTTTCAGCGGGTAAAGCGGGTAGCTGAAGGGCAGGCCATCGAGTTCAAGCACAACATCTCTTACGACGAGTTGCTTAAACTTTATGGGGAGAGTAAGATTTTGTGGCACGGAGCGGGCTATGGAGCTAGATATCCATCGAACTATGAACACTTTGGTATGATTGCGGTAGAAGCCCTCGCCGCCAATTGTAGAGCGTTGGTTTATGACGGCGGCGGCATCGCTAGGATTGAAGGGGTAGAAACATGGAACACGACGGATGAATTGATAGCGAAAACCTTGGAGGATAAGCCGGTCGATTTGTCGAAGTTTGCGTTGCCATATGGACCCGATAAAATTGCTGAAAAGTGGAAGGACCTAATTTTAGCGTTGGGAGCTAGTGTCAGCTTATGAAAGCTCTAATCATCGTACTTGTTACTCTCGTTTTATTCGCTTGCGGCTATGGTCTCAGCCATTTGGTCAATGGTCCGCCCGATCCCGGTTATGAAAGACTATGGATGGCGACGGATGTTTGCATGGGATTCTTCTTTCTGATTGTCACTGGCGGTTTGATCTCTATCGGGATTTTGATCGGGAGGAAATTCAAATAATGTCACGAATTAGAAAAAGTTGAATATCAAAATCCGATAGTTCTTAATGGAGCGACCCCATGCCCAGAACTAGCAGCAAATACTCAAGCATTTCGTTTGAGTCACAAGGCTGTGATATGATTATCACAGTCTGGCACAAACAACTGTTTGGCGAATATTACGATCACGCAACTCACAGGCTCAAGCCGGATGAAATACAATTGTTGAAAGAGGAGTGCGAAGAATGCCAGAAGCACGACAAACCGGGGCCGGGGAAGAAGAAGTTCCCCAAAAAGAAGAAAAAGACCAAGTAAATCCCATTGTTCGTTTCAATGAGGATGTGATTGTATGGGGCCTATTGCGTAATTCCTTTTGGAATCAAATGTGTCTGTAACCATTCCCATTCCTTTGCTATGGGAATAGAAGCTGAATCTCATGAACCTTATGAATTTGTCATGAGATTCCCCGATGGTGAGGAAATCAGACGTAAACTAACTCATGAAGAATGGGTGTGATCCCTATACTGCCGAGGACCCGCCACCTTATCTGACACCTGGGGTAATTGAGAAACATCTTGAATATCTCGGTTGTACCTGTAGAGAGGAATTAAAATGAACCGACGTGAATTTCTGCAAGTCAGTGCGGCGGCATCGTTCTTACCGATGACTCTGGTTCCTTCCAAGGAGCCCGAGATTCCACCTGTCTATAAGGGAGGGCCCATTGAGATAGATTTTCCAACCAGAGATGAATGGCAGGAATTGGAAGACGCATACAATGATCCCAACGGGGTCGTTGATTCCGACAGAGACCCTCTTCCCCATGATTGGTATGTGGATTTTGGCGATGAAAAGACTTGGGGATATAGCTATGTAACTGTCAAAGACAAACTGCCTTGTGCGGTCTATGAAGATGACAAACTAGCCAATGCAGACTTCCTCCACAACCATTATTTTAGAACAGGACAAACTCTTGTCTGGCTTCCCCGGCGATTCGCCCTGGAATTTTTTGGTCCAGCCATCGAAGGCGGTACTCGCGTGTGGATTTACTACAAGTTCTATGGCAGGGTTCAAATGACTGGATGCAAAAATTCTCATTGTCAACATACAACCATGGCTTTCTGCCGTCTCTGTGCTGAGGCAATGATGGATTTGTATCCAACGAAGCATTCCAATGAGATTGAGCGAAAAATCGGGCTTTACAAACCCTACGATTGAGGCTATAATCAATTGTGTCAATCACCCCTCCATAGGAGGGCTACTAAAAAGGATAATAAATGGCCAAACTGGAACAGAAAAAATATCCGTTTCCGTCTCAGTATGGTAGCCACAGAAGCATGGTTGTCGAAGAAGGGGAAAGCCATTGTATCTGCGAGGATGAGTTGGGAAGGTATGAAACCGAAATTTGGCGACTTGACAACGGATTGGCTGATCCAAATCGCTACGAGGAAAGTCGCTTGAAGAAGCTTATTGGTGGAAAGAAAAGAAGAAAAGAATGAAAGAATACAAAGACGAACGACACGAATTGCAACAGGGATACCGAGCATGATTGTCTGACTATGGAACACGAAAGGGATGCCTCTTGGGATAGGGATACGTGTACTGTATGTGGATGGATACGATACTGGAATGACGACGAGCATCACCCGCCGATCCATTTTCCCGACGATGAGGAAAATTCCGAAAATCAGTGAACCATTTTCTCCGAGATGCGTCTACATAACTAACACGAACAATCGACTCAGGTAAGATCGATGAATAACTGCTGGCACATAGCGACCCGTCCAGAACCGCGAAGAACGGTCAGGATCGAGGTGCGTATGCCCGCAGCCGTCGATACCTAACCCTTCCTGAGCCCATATAGTCGGCTCAGGACTTTGCCTGGGCCGGTGGAATAGAAAACCTCCCAGGCTTCGCCTGGGAGGTTTTTTTTGTTGGGATGAGCCATGAGTGTGGCGGATGCACGGCACCCTGCGAAGGTGCAAGAAGAAGTTCGACTCTTCTATGGCTCGCTATGAGAATTGATAAGAAAGACCTGGAGAAGATCAACGAACGGATGAAAGGCTGGACGGTGGATCGGGTAAGCTCCGGTTCAGGCGAAAAGCTCTTCATCTTCCATCTTTCAAAAGGGAAGAATAAGAGAACGGTAATTTTAGGTGCTAACGATTTAGGAGGTTGGTTAGAAAGATAATGCTCACGATCATACGCCAGTGCCAAAAACGGTGTTAATGCTCACGATCATACGCATTAACACAGCAGAGGAACTGGTGTTCAATTGCCTTTCATAAGGGCGATCTGGCGGGTTCGATCCCCGCCTCTGCTACTTGTTCCCGAACAGCGAACAAGTAGGTCGAACCCTTAAATTTTAAGACTTTTTTGGAGAAAAAGTTTGTGAGGTTCGACTCTTTTAGAGTATGGATACTCAAGAAATAGACAAACAAATTGTGGAGTTATACGATCAAGGTTTAACTTATAAAGAGATTCAAGAAAAACTTGACGTTTGTAGTGCAAGGGTCGCAAAGAATGTGAAGGGAAGAAGATCCCTGAGTGAATCGTCTCAGCTTTGCATTAAGAGAGGTCGTCGTCGATTGAGTGAAGATGGTCGAAAGCGACTTAGTGAAGCGGGGAAAAAAGCCGCAAAGAGGAATAGAAAATTTTGGACAAAACCAGAAAGAAAATTTAAGGAGATATTAAATTCATTGGGTATAGGAGTAAAGTTTCCTGATTATGTTAAGGAAATTTGTTCATTAGTTGATGATCCTAATCCTCGGATATGTTTTCAATATCCCATACAACGATACGTTTGTGATTATGTGGATGTTGAAAGCAAGATTGTTTTTAGAGTGAATGGAGATTTTTGGCACGCTAATCCGATTTTGTATAATGAATCGAATTTAACAGACATTCAAAAACACAATCTGAGGCAAGATAAGAATGCAATGATATTCTTGAAAAAAAGGGGCTGGGAAGTTTGTGACGTTTGGGAGAGTGAGATTTACTGGAACATAACATTAGTGAAAGAGAAAATAATTAACATTTATGGGCCTCTGGCGAAATTGGCTATCGCATCGGTGTTACATACCGGGGATTCCCAGTTCAAGTCTGGGGAGGCCCACTTGGAAAATGATTGGTCTCATAAACTTAAAAAATTGTGGTTCAAGAAACCAAGAAAACCAAAAGTGAAAGAGAAAGAATGTTTGCATTGCGAAAAGTTGTTTAAGCCAAAACAAAATAGAATTAGATATTGCTCGAAAGAGTGTGCAGATTTATCTCGCAGAAAAGTGGAAAGGCCCACAAAAAAGCAGTTGCAGAGAGAAATTAAAGAAATGTCTTGGCTTGCATTGGGAAGAAAATACAACGTTACCGATAGTGCTGTTCGCAAGTGGGCGAGAAACTATGGGCTGATTGAATGAAACCGAAATCGACAAAACCGAAGAAAAAGAAACAGAAGCCCGACGTAGAGGCTGTCGAAACAGCCGATTGGGTAGAAGACCTTAAAGATAAGGAGTACAAGCTTTCGGAGAAATACAAAAAAGGAAAAAGGCTCGCAGAAAACTACAAAGCCAAATGACTTGGAGACTTTGGCGACGTACACTTTGGTGGAGGTTCCTGAATTGGCTTGGGAAACCAGGACGTTGGTGGGAACACGAAAAAACCATCAAGGGTGAAGCGAGGGGAATACAACACAGTGACACAATTTACACGAAGGAGTTTCAATTATGGTGGTGTAGCGGATTGCGAAAATGTTACAAACATCCGTATCCTCAAGTTTGGCACATCATCCAAAGCATTGAATGTCCTAAGTGCAAAAAGGAGAGAATAGAAAAGAAACTTAGAGAAGAATAAGGTGCTGGGGTGTGATAGTAGCACAACGGCCTGTCGAGCCGTAAGAGCGGGAGCGTAACCCGTCAGCACCGCTTGGGTTTGAATCACTTGAGGGAATTTGAACCTTCTTACTCATTTAGAGTAGGAGGTTCAAAATGCCATACAAAGACCCAGAAAAACAAAAAGAGTATTTAAGAGAACACTACAAAAGAAACAAAAAGGAATACCAACTTAAAGCCAAAAAGTTGAGGGAGGATCGGCAGACGAAGCTAAGACAACTTAAGTGTGAAGCAGCCTGTTGTATTTGCGGTGAGGATGATCCAAGATGTTTGGATTTCCATCATCGAGATCCCAAAGAGAAAAACTTTGGAATAACAACGGCTGTCAGGGACAGAGTTGCTTGGGACACAATTTTGGAAGAAATACAAAAGTGTGATTTGATATGTGCCAATTGTCATAGAAAGGGTCACGCAAATTCTGTCCCAAGTGGAAGATTAAAGAAAGGAAATCGCAGCCCGCAATACGAACAGAACAAGAGACGAATAGAAAGAGCAAGACAGTTTATCAAACAAGTGAGGGGAAATTCAAAGTGCAAAAATTGTGGTGAGAGTAGACCAGAATGTCTTGATTTTCACCATCGCCATGGTAAGGATTTTACAATATCCAAATTGGTTGTTCGGAAAGCGACAATACCAAAATTGAAAGAAGCCATAGCAAGATGTGATGTACTTTGTGCTAATTGTCACCGAATAGAACATGGCGGCAATATTTGGGAACAGGATTCAAATGTCAAGCGTAACACAAAAACTAACGAAGAAAGGACTGATTAGTCCCCCGTCATTCGTCCCCACGAATGTCATGTACGAGACAATCATGGGTTCGGAGGCATATGGGGTCAGCACAGACAGTAGCGACATGGACGTGTACGGTTTCTGTGTTCCGACGAAGGAAATCGTTTTTCCGCACTTGGCAGGAGAGTTGGCACAATTTGACTGGAAGCCCGATAAGAAACGGTTCGGGCAGTTTTTGGCGGATCATGTTGATGTCGAAGACGAGAGGGGCGGAAAAGGTCGCCAGTATGACCTCACGATTTTCAACATCGTGAAGTTCTTCAAGCTGGTGACGGAGAACAACCCGAACGTCGTGGACAGCTTGTATACCCGGCAAGAGTGTGTATTGCACATTACTCAGGTCGGAAACATGGTCCGAGAGAATCGGCACATTTTCATCCACAAAGGATGTTGGAATACTTTTAAGGGCTACGCTTTCAGTCAGCTTCACAAGATGAGGACGAAAGAGCCCGAAGGAAAAAGAAAGGAGATAAGGGAAGAATACGGATACGACGTGAAATTCGCGTACCACGTAGTTAGGCTTTTAGACGAAGTGGAACAATTGCTTATGCATGGGGATATGGACCTTATGCAAGCAAGAGAACACATGAAAGCTGTTCGACGTGGTGAAGTTCCTGAAGAGGAAATTCGTGAATGGTTTAGTGTGAAGGAAAAAGAACTGGAGAAGTTGTATCACCAAAGTTCTCTTCCTGATCGGCCAGACAAAAAGAGAATCAAGAAATTGCTCCTTCAATGTCTGGAACATCACTATGGTAGCCTTGACAAATGCATCGTTAATCCCGATGCAGCAGTTACGGCATTAAGAGAAATCCAGGAGGTTTTGGAAAAGAACAGGAATCTATTGGGGTGAATCATGGGTTACATGCACATTGAAAATTTGTATAAGTGCCAGGAACTCCTTATGTTTAAGGAGTGCTATGCACTTGAGAAGATCCACGGTACGTCTGCTCATATCACGTATAAGATACAGGACGGAAAGCCGATGTTGTCGTTCTTCTCCGGTGGTGTAGACCATGTGAACTTCGTCGCTCTGTTCGACAAAAATACCCTCATGGAAAAGATGAAGGGCATTGATCGAGTGGAAATCTACGGCGAAGCCTACGGCGGGAAGTGCCAGGGTATGTCGGCAACTTACGGCAAAGTTCTGAAATTCGTCGTGTTTGATGTAAAAATCAACGATTGTTGGTTGGCTGTACCGCAGGCCGAAGAGTTCGCCAAAGATCTTGGTTTAGAGTTTGTAGCTTACGAAAAGATTTCAACTGATTTGGATGAGATTGACAAGGAACGAGATCGTGATTCGGTTCAGGCCGTTAGGAATGGAATGGGTGAGGGCCATCAGCGTGAAGGCGTGGTTCTCCGTCCGCTTATTGAACTGAGGAAAAATAACGATGACCGAATTATCTCGAAACATAAAAGAGATGAGTTCAAAGAAACAAAGACGAAAAGAGAAGTAAGTCCTGAACAATTAAAGATTTTGGATGATGCCAAAGCCATCGCAGAAGAGTGGGTAACTCCTATGCGTTTGGCACACATTCTCGATAAGATCGAGAATCCTTGTATGGAAAAGATGCGTGAAATTATTGCAGCTATGTGTGAGGATGTGCAGCGTGAAGCTGAGGGTGAAATTGTTTGGGATAGGGCGGTTTCCAAAGCAGTGGGTAAGGCTACGGCATTGGCAACTAAGAAATATTTTCAAGACAAATTACGAGAGGAATAAAAGAGCCCGAGCGGTCACGACGAGGAATAGGAACTCTGCGGGGTCCATGGCCCTTCGGAGAATAATGCCGGGCTCACATGGGGGCTTAGCTCAGTTGAGAGAGCGTCTGGTTTGCAACCAGAAGGTCACCGGTTTGAGCCCGGTAGCCTCCACTTGCGTGAGGAAACTTGCCTCCACCACACTCTAATAAAGGTGGAGGTAAGTAAAATGCAATATGTTTTTAAGGACGTTTGTGGAAAAAGGAGAAAGGGCTTTGTTAAGAATTGCCTGTTTTGCAAAGGAGAATTTTGGACCAGAATAGACCAAGAAGCTTTTTATTGCAGTAGAGATTGTGCAAGGAAAGCGGCTAGGAAGAGATACCCGTTGACTTGTGCAACATGCGGCAAAGAGTTCTTCAGGACAAAATCGAAAATGAAGAGTTCTAGAAGTGGATTCTATTTTTGCTCAAGACAATGTAAAGATAAAGCCCAAAGAGTAAAAGGGGGGATTAAGGAAATACAGCCTCCTCATTACTCGACCGGGGAAGAGAAATACCGGGAACAATTTGAATTGGAGGAATTGGTTTGTGCAAGATGCGGGTATGATGAATTTGCTTCATGCGTAGAGATTCATCATAAAGATGGTAACCACGAAAACAACAAGAAAAGAAATTTGCTTCCGTTATGTCGTTGTTGCCATCGTGCCCTTCATCTAGGATTGTGGAGGTTACAAGTTGGAAAAGAAATGCGGAATACATGAGTGCAAAAACGAACCCAACGTGTTTTGTCGCTGGGGAGGTCAAACGACCTCGGAAGCATATCTCTGCGATGAACATCGGCAAGAACTGTGGGAAAAATTAAGAGCCCCGGTTACAGCCGGGTTAATGTGGGTCGTTTTTGAAAAAGAGTAGATGGTGAGAACTAAGTTCGAAGCCATGCGAGCAAAGACCTTGGGTGGAAAGGCTCGCGAATTTGTGTTCATTGACAATTTGGTTACGCACAGTGGTCTTTGTTTTGGGATGGGTGACCGCCCCCCAGCCAAAGCTGGGGGGCGGTTTGTTTAACCCGAAGTAAAATCAAAATTTGTCCATTTAAATGGGGTCACTTTTGCCGTTAAATAATAAACCAAGTCAGCAGCAGTCGGCATATGATAAAGCTCTACACCAAGATATTCATAGGGATGAGTGCAATATTGAGGAGGATAAAGAGGCATTTTGGCACCGGTGCGACAAGCATTTTCATCTAATTTTAGCCATTCTTTAAATTCCATAATTGTATTTAGTTTAACCCAAAGAAAATAAGGCACCATCGTCTAACTGTCATTATAGAGAACAAACATGAATCCAAGATCGTACAAGAAAAGGGCTCACACTCTACTAAATACAGTATGGCAAAGAAATCCGAAATCATTTTTGTTTTACACGCTTATCAACCGCCATATCCAATTCAAGAACCTGAAGTTGTTCGACGTATTGTCAATAACACTTATCGTCCATTTGTTGAAGAGATCAATCGACGACAACATCTTAAAATTGTTTTGAACATCCAAGGCTGCCTGACTAATATTCTTTGTGAGGAATATCCTGAAATTATTGAGCAAATAAGACAGGCAATTCAAGACGATAAGATTGAAATGCTCGATTCGGCCTGTTACCATCCGATCATGCCTCTCATTGATTGCAACTCTAGAAAATTGCAGATCGAGAAGCATCAAGCATTCAACAACGAAACTTATGGACTAACAGAAAAACCGAGGGCCTTCTGGCCGCCCGAACAAGCTATTTCCACAGAAGTAGTCAAAGAGCTTGCCAACGAATATGAGGCTATTATCTGTCCGTCCAATACGCTTTTTCATTACCAACCAGGACGTTTGTACGCTATACGCAACGAAAGTAATCGAGCCCTGTTGCTTTGCAGAGACAAGGGCATTTCGAACCGCATCGCATTCCGACAGCATGGTGGAGTGGAAAGTGTCGTTTCCGAAATCCGCTACACTAGAGATCGATTAGGTGTGCCAATCGTTTTGGCAATGGACATTGAAACTTTCGGAGAACATCAGCGAGGATACTTCGATTTCCTCTTCGCCCTACTCAACCACAGAAGTATTCGGTCGATTGGAACCGACGCTTTGGAATATCATGTCGATGAAAAGGATGAAATTGCCTCAACGACGTGGAGTACAGAAGACGAAGACAGAAATCGAGGCATCGCTTTCCCGTTATGGAACCACCCGCAAAATGCAATCCATCAGACGCAACATGCACACATGGCACTCCTGATTGCCGCTGCCAAAATTTCCGGTGCCGAAAAAAGCTGGAAGTTCCTAGCCGCCCAGCATTCGTGCCAATTCTGGTGGGCTCATGGCTTTGGCCATATGTGGTCCCCAAGCATGATCCGAAAAGGTTTCGATTTCCAACAAAACGTTCTCAAAGAAATTTGTGAGGGAATCGATTCGGCGGTAGCCGAATCGATTCTGGAACAGTCCAGGTATTTGTCTTGGCGACTTGATGAGACACTAAGAACTAGATAGGACAGCCGAGGACCTCGGCAATCCGTTTGTCTACCTCCTCGTCTGGCCGGTTCAGACAAAAGGTGTGACAATCAAACTTCGTTTCGATCTTTGTGAGAAAGTCCCTCAACGGAATGTCGTCAATTGAACAGTCTTCCATGTCCCAAATTTCGCACTCTAAGAGTTGTCGCACATCTTTGGCGGTGTCGCAGTAACATGAGAAGTAAGGTCTTGCTCCGGTAACTCTGTACTTGATGGTGGGCATAAGTTTTTGTAAATAGCTGTGCTATATCTCCATGTAAATTCAACGGTAACGGGTTCAGAATTAGTGAAGTCTAGTTCTGAGAAATTTACATCCACAAGTTCCAGATCTGAAAGCGTCCACTGTTCAAATGGCTTCATTGGAACATTGCTGAGACACGTTTCTTCTGTGAACTCGGTATGATCTGGAAGCCATATGGTCAGAACTCCAGTTCCGTACTTGTTGCGTTCTGGATGGCTGGATTTCCACAACTCACAGAGCCTTATGATTTCGTTGTTAACATCGGAGAAATCATAAAGGATCGTAGTCAAAGTGCCTTCGCCTTCGGCTGGTCGGCTTGTGACTTTCATCTTGGAGTTTAAGTAGATTTCCTCTTCGACAAAGTCAACCTTGAAAGTCCAAAACCATTTGTGGATGAACTTGATTTTCTTGGCATCCTCGCCCAGCAGGCCGAGGCCTATATTCTTAGTGGGTTTCATAACGCTCCTGAATAGGATTTTAGGTGTGTACTCTAATATGTATGCTTCAAGGCCCCATCGTCTAGTCAGGTCTAGGACAACGGCCTTTCACGCCGTAAGCACCGGTTCAAATCCGGTTGGGGTCACTTAGCCAAGAAGCCAAATCAGACCGTAGACAAGGCCGACTATTACCACGATTCCTAGAAAAGCGTGCTTAATGGAACAGTTGCATGTCGGGGCATTTTCTATGAAAGGAGCCCCACAAGTACATTTCACATTACGTTTCTGTTTTTTCGGTGGTTTCGTCATTTCTAAAAGAGTGTGATGTTTGAAGATTTCATGGGTGCATTTGTTGTATCGCCAATGGACGGTGATTTTGCATTCCGAGGATGTGGAATAATCTAGATCGCCAAAATCCATGTAAGTTGGGTACATTTCTTCTAGGGTCCATTTTTCTATGATGTCGCCTTTTTTGTCGTATACCTCTAAGATGCCCTTGCTAAAGTGATGAGGTTCTTTGAGGTCTTTGCCGAGTTGGTAATGTAATGCCAAGCCGGTTCCTAGCTCCATCCATTCATCTTCGTTGATGTTGTTTTCGTAATCGACTGTAATTGTGGTGTGGAAGTAGCCTTCACCGGGCAATTTGGGGACTTTGACGAATGTGGGCCTGAGTTTGGCATCTTCGGTAAATTCAGCACTGAACACGAATCGAAACATGATTCCTCCTAAGGTGGGATAAAAAAGGTGTGATGCCTTAAACTAGTAAGATCACTTAAATCTCGGCGTGGAGTGTAACAGTAGCATACGTCGTTCGGGACGACGGGGACCCAGTGCAATTCTGGGCACGCCGACTTGCGGCCTGGGGTGTGACGGAAAATGCATACGTGGTTTGGGACCACGGGGACACAGTTCGACTCTGTGCTGGCCGACTTTCAGCTAGTGGTGTTCAACAGTAGCATACGTGGTTTGGGGCCACGGGGACGAGATGCAAATTCTCGCTAGCTGACTTTCAGCGTGTGGTGTTCAACAGTAGCATACGTGGCTGGGGGCCACGGGGACGAGATGCAAATTCTCGCACGCTGACTTTCTTCGCTAGATTTGGAACATTCGCTAGATTTGGAATCTTTTTACTCTTATAGGGCATGAAAAAGAAACCATACTCAGATAAAGACTTTATCAGGGCAATCGAACAAAGCGTTTCAAAAGGTCAAGTTTGTCGGAAACTCAACCTGTATAACAATGGGACAAATTTTGCAAAAATTAAGCGTGATGTGGAACGTCTCAACCTAGATGTTTCACATTTTGTAAAGTGGGGTGGAGAAGTCACTAGGAAATATCCTTTAGTTGACAAAATATGTCCCGTTTGCAAAAATAAATTCCAAGTAGGAGAGGGACAGCCTAAGGAAAAAACAACTTGTTCCTATGCGTGTTCTAATACACATTTTAGGTCTGGTAGGAATCATCCCAATTGGAAAAAGGCCAAAGGATCTAGTACGCAAAGAAAGCATTTACCGAAGGTTGTGTTTTGATGAATACGATCACGAAGAAAAATGCATTATCTGCGGTTGGGATGCTTCTATTGATGTTCATCATGTTGATGGAGATCACGACAACAATGACAAATTTAATCTAGCTCCTGTTTGTCCAAATCATCATCGCATGGCCGGAATGAAAAAATACAAGGAAGAAATCAGAGAACAGCTAGAATCTCTATTGAAAGAGTATTGGGAATCCAAAGTTTGATCTTCCGAGGGTTCTAAACAGTTGAAGAAAAATCTTCGGAAATCTACGGATTGCTAAAGAAAAAATGAAGTTGAGACGACTATTATAAGGAGAGAATGAACATGTTGAGTCGAAAAATCGTTAGAGTAACCAAAACCGAGTTTGAGATGGAAGATGGTACAATCCACCCGATTCTCTTTGATTTGGAGGAAACTCCGACAGTAGAGGAGTTTCAGGAACAATACGATGAATGGCTCAATGCGTTCCTTGAAAAAGGACTCATTGAGAATGAACGAACAGTTGTTGAGCATCGGTAAGGCGGCTGACATCCTCGGTGTCTGCCTCGATACGCTCAGAGAATGGGATAAAGAAGGAAAGCTAGTTCCAGTAAAAACACCGGGAAACCACAGAAGGTACAGATTATCAGACATCAAAGCCTTCTGCGGCGAGATCGTGGAACACAAGAAAGAAAGTGAAGTCAAGGTCGCAACTTACGCAAGAGTAAGTTCCCACGAACAGAAGAAAAAGGGCGACCTAGAACGACAGAATAGGCGGCTACTGACTTATTGCGTCAAAAAGCAATACAAGGTCGTCAAATCCTACGAGGAAGTAGGATCGGGCATGTCAGACACCAGAGCGAAGTTGAGAAACTTGTTCGGGTTGGTCAGGGATAAGAAAATCAACAAGGTTGTGGTCGAGCATAAAGATCGTTTGACCCGCTTCAACTTTCAATTCTTGGACGATTTCTTCACCAGTCATGGTGTTCAGATTGAGTGGATGGAGAACGTGTTGGGCAAGTCTTATGAGCAGGAACTTGTAGAAGACATGCTCACATTGATGTCTTCGTTCAGCAATAAGATTTACGGCAAGCGTAGTGCTGAAAATCGCAGGAAGAAGAAAGAACAGAAGTTGGCGGCAGAACAAGAGGTAGCAGCGATATGACAGAAGATGAAATGCACACATTTGTTAAACAAGCAAACAAAATCCACCAATTAACCCTGCAAACAGATCATTATATTCCTTTAGATGAACAACCGACCTTGACGATTAAATTGGGTGATCGACAGTTTGTTGCTATTGAATACTGGTGGGAGGATGATGACTTTGTTTTTGTTACAGATAATGATGAAAAATATCGTTGTGTCAATGCGTATCCGGTTTCTATGAGAATGGATGGTCTTGATTACAGTTCCACTGATGAAATTGTGATGGTGGAGAATAAAATACGGTATAATAAGGAGCAAATTGAAGATACAGAGGGGCTATAAAACCGAATTGAGGTTGAACAATAAGCAGAGAACCGCATGTCTAAAACATGCGGGTGTTGCGAGGTTCGCATATAATTGGGGCATGAACCAGAAAAAGGTGGCAATGGAAGTCAAAGACAAGATTCCAAACGCCATTGAACTTCATCGTCGCCTCAACGCCCTCAAGAAAGACGCATTCCCTTGGATGTATGAAGTCAGCAAATGTAGCCCACAGGAAGCCCTCAGAAACCTAGATCGTGCCTTTGGTAACTTCTTCAAGAAGCGAGGTAAGTTCCCGAAATTCAAGAGCAAGAGGAAAGGCATTGGAGGCTTCCGATTAACAGGAACGATCAAAATAACAGAGAACACAATCCAACTTCCGAGACTTGGAAAATTGAAACTCAAAGAAAGTGGATACTTGCCGACCAATGCCAAGATATTGTCGGCAACTGTAAGTGAAAGAGCAGGTCGATGGTTTGTCAGCATCCAAGTTGAAGAAGATATGTCAGAACACAATATCCAGAAGGACGAACATGATGTGGTCGGAATGGATTTGGGGATCAAAACACTAGCGACCGTGAGCGATGGTACGACCTTTGAGAACCCGAAACCGCTCAAGCAAAAACTAAGGAAACTCAAACGGCTCAATCAAAATTTGAGTCGCAAACAAAAAGGAAGTCAGAACCGAAAGAAAGCGGCGAACCGCCTTGCTCGGCTTTGCTTCAAGATCAGCAACATCCGTAAAGATACATTGCACAAGATGACAACCGCATTAGCGAAAACCAAGCGTGTGATTGGCATTGAAGACCTGAATGTATCAGGAATGTTGAAGAACAGAAGATTATCTCGATCAATCGCAGATATTGGATTTTTCGAGTGTAGAAGGCAACTGGAATACAAAGGAACTTGGTATGGGTGTAGGATCGTTCCTGTGGATCGGTTCTTCCCATCTAGCAAGACTTGCTCAATCTGTGGTCAAATCAATGACAATTTGACCTTAGCAGACCGAGAATGGGATTGCGATGGATGTGGTACTCACCACGACCGAGACTTCAATGCCAGTTGTAATTTAGAATATATCGCCGCCAGTTCGACGGAGATGTGAAACGCTTGTGGAGAGGAAGGCTCTGGCTCAGAACTTGTAGTTTTGAGTGAAACCAGCCTCAGTGAAGCAAGAATGGAACAGGGAATTTAGGGCATTTTTGTGTCTCTTAGATTTCCGTAGGTTTTCAGGAACGGTTCAAGTCCCTTAGACTCCACTTGTTTTTTCTAGTTAGATCTGTTAAAATCTAGCTATGATCCTTTTCTATCTCATCCTATCCCTGTTACCGGTTAACACGGTTCCCGTACCCAAGGGACCCGAAGAGTCCAGAACGGTTCGTCAATTTCTTCCTGACCGACAAGGTTTTACAATCAACGGAAAGCACATTTGTATCACAGAAGTGTATCGGGAAGATTTTATGCAGCCATCTTGGGAGAGCAAATATTACGTAGATGTCACTTCGGTTTGCTATACCGTCGAATGTTTGGAAGAAGGGGAAAATGTGCGATTTTGGATTTACAAAGGAATGATTTGGCATCGAGTAGAATTTTTCGCTTATTGCGATATAAGAGAACGCTTCATTTGGTTCAAGGACAAACGAGGTGGCGAAAGTGATATGATAGAAGAAGCAATAGCACAAATGCTCTCTCACTAGAGATACAATGGTTTATTTACAACGAGCTTCTTTCCGTGTATTTCATACTCCAATTCATAACAACCTTCATAAACGTCTTTGTGAGGCATTGTCGGATTGACGCAGAGTATGAAGTTGTTCATGTTGCTACAGCCGTGAATGAACACATCCGATTTGGCTAACAGCCAAGCATCAACCAGGGCCTCGACACCAAGACGATGTTTTGAATACTCACCTTTATTGGCCTCATGAGTTTCCCCTGCATCCATGTGGTAATCTGAAGACCAGATTACAACATCTCCATATCTCTTTCGAAGTGTTTGTTGCACATCTCGGGCGTCGGTGCCTAAGAACACAACGGAAGAGTTTGTTAGATGTTCATCAACTGCTTTGAAGTAGAGTTCATAGGGTGGATTGGGGACATCAAGAGTTGCAGTTTTTTGAATAGGTTGCTTTGTTCATGCCCAATCCTTTCGAAAAATTGATCCCAAGCATTGTTGAGGGGTGGTTCGCTGTAGCATCGAGAAACCCAATCTGGAACAAGGATGATATTATGATCTTCAGCATAGCCGAAAGCCTTAATGGCTGTTCTGAGTTTACAGAACATTCCATATCGGTAAGGCAATTGTAATCGTCTTAAGTCCATGGCGTAGTTTGCTGTGGTAAGGCATACCTAGAAAATAGCTAGTTAGCTAAATTAAGTCAACATGAAACGGCTCCATCGTCTAGTTTGGTCAGGACACCGGACCTTCAATCCGGGAACGGTGGGTTCAAATCCCCCTGGAGTCGCTAATATAGATATGAGTGGTTTGTGCATTTTGGCTCCATCGTCTAGTCTGGTCAGGACACCGGGCCCTCAATCCGGTAACGGCGGGTTCAAATCCCCCTGGAGTCACTTGGAGGTAGAAATGAAACTAGAGCATGTATTGTGGGGAATTATCATTGTTTTGGCAGTGATCTTGAGTATTTTGATATGGGACACCTATTTCAGACCTGAAGGCGATCCTATTCCGATTCAGCCAAAGGAATATGTTCATCCAAAGGATATTGAAAAACACTATCGGGATATTGAGAAAGACCTGAAAGAAAATGATGAGAAGGGCATAGGGCACATCAATCCTGGAGATGCCCTGAAACCGCCTCCTGGACCTTTACCACCTGAATACTAATCTTCGATATCCAAAACTGGTTTTTCAGGTTCTTTTGGAGGCTTTTCTTCTGGTTTTTCCTCTGGTTCTTTTTTTGGTACTTTGGGGATCAAGTTGTTGCCAAGTAACCGGCAGATATATGGTGTACTGATAGCTATACCATCTCCTGGTCCTTGTAAGATCAACACTCCTAAAATTTTCGTGCCTGCGTCATCAAAGATCCCCGATCCGCTACGGCCTTTCGTTGGTCGAGGGATGAATCGAAATCCAGCATGACCCACCATTGTTGCACTACCGATAAAGGCATTGGGCCAATTACCGCTAGGACATCCCGCAGAGATCAGTCTTTGATTTGGCTTGACGTGTTCATTGGAGATGGGAATTGATTTGGGGATTGGATAGTCACCAAACGCTTTCTTTTCCAATGAAAGGATCGCCACATCTTCGATTGTATTTTTGCGATATTTTTCGAACAGAACTTGTGGCTTCATCATTGATGAAGGCTTGCCTGTTTTAAAGAAAAGCGTATACAAATCTCCAATTCGACCGCTCACAACATGACCAGCAGTTAGGATGTAAACATGCTTTTCATCGTCATGGAAAATTACGCCGGTGCCAACTCTTAGTTGGAAGCCTTTTCTTTTTTCTTTTTTCACTGAGCCATCTTTCTGTATAACATCAACTTCGACTTCAGCCTCGACTTTTTTCATGATGAGACAGGTTGCTTCAAGGCAATCGGTCATGGAGGCGTGACAAAAATTAGGAAGGAGAAGAAGTGACAAAAGAACCAGCGGGAGGAGTTTTAGTTTCATGAAGTTCTCCATTGTACTAACACTATCTTAATATAGTTATGGTTGGAGAACGAAAAACTTGAATATTTTGTGTGCTGGTATACCGCGTTCGGGTAGCACTTGGTTGTTCAATGTGCTAAGAACGATCTTTCTTTCTCAAGGAAAATCAGTTTGTAGCGGTTGGAATATCCCTCTTTCTGAAGCATATGAGGTTAATATTGTGAACTACCCCGACCCTAAAGAGGTCGGGGCTTCCCGCTTCACCCTGAGCCGAGAGATATTTCCCTCGGTTTTGTTTCTCAGTCTGCGGGCTTTACTTAGCTCGTTTCTCAAAGGCAATTGAATGGCATTATTGTTCCTGGCTGAAGAGATTTGGTTATGGAATCAAAACCATGTTGTGATGATATATAGGCCAGGAGGGAATATGGCATATAATGCAAAACAATATTGGCAAACACGTTCAGCAACTTGGAATCGAGGAAAAAGAAAAGACGAACACACACACCTAGTAAACTTCCTAAATCACTACCTGCCAGATACCGGGACAATCCTGGATGTTGGGTCGGGTGATGGGAAGATATATCTGTTTCTGAAAGAAGACTTCGGAGACTTTCTTGATGACCGTTATACGATGTGTGATTTTGTGGATGGCATGAGGCAAAAATGTTACGATAACACAGGTATGATGCCCGACAAATGGGACGGCAAGGTGTTGCCTTACGACGATGACAGCTTCGATGTCGTTTTGTCGGTCTCGGTTTGGTTGCACGTTCCGTTCGACAATATCAGAGAAGTCATTGCAGAGCATCAGCGGGTAGCCAAGAATTACATCTTTGTAGCCACATGGTATGATGGTGGTGACAAAAAAGTCGTTGGACCACACTGCTTTCATCACGATTATTACAGGTGGTTTGATGAATTGAGTCTTGAAGTCATAGAAAAACACAAAACCCGATATGGCAATAGTGCCAAAAGACGTTGTTGGGTTCTGAAAACATAAACCCGCTTAACTCAGAGGATAGAGTGCCGCTTTCCTAAAGCGGGAGTCACAGGTTCAAATCCTGTAGCGGGTACTATGGGGCGTTAGCTTAAAGGATAAAGCAAGGGCCTTCTAAGCCTTAGATAGGGGTTCAATTCCTCTACGCCCTGCTTAATAGTGGGCATAATCTTTGTGGTTAATGCCTAGATATTATATGCAATTCAGACGATGGTTAGAAGCAATTGACCCGGAAGAATACAAAAAGCTTCGGGGAGAAATTGAAAAAGCACGACAAAAGCAGTTTATCAAGAGCCAAGGGGGTCTGGGTAAAGCCATTCACAAGGCCCGAGGCGTCTGGATGCTTCCATTTAGAGCCGCTCAGAAAGATCCGCAAGAGGGTTGGTTTATAGATTGGTTCGATCAGCCGGGTTCCATTCAAGATCTGAATGATGTTAGTATTGGAGACAAGGTGGCTGACCATTCATTGAACATGACTCCTTATTGGACAATTGCTGGGATCGATGAGGATAAGGGGAGGATCTATTTGACACCCATTGAGCCCAATCCCTTTACTACTGGTGTCGGAGCAGGAGGCAAGAAGCTGGATCAATTTGATTACGATGTTCACAGCGGGGACTATGAAAAGGAAAGAGTGGACCGTATTCTTGATAGGATCAGGCAGGGACAAGTCCACGATATAGACGACATGAAGTATTTATTACTAGGCACCGTTCCTGTGAATATGGGACCGAATGGGGCACAAGGAGGTTGGTACAATGCTTCCGATACGATGGCAAATCGCGGCGGGAATAAGGGTTTTGATGCCAAAACCATAATGAAGAAAGATGCGGAGAGTTTGAAACAATTTGGATTTTCGATGCCTACTAAAGCTCTAACCGGAGAATTGGACCCATATCTTTGGAGTCAATTCGTCAATGGTGAGACAGATCCAGAAAAAGCCCGAGAAACTCAGGTAGAAGGCGAAAACTTCGATGATCCAAACCAAATGTACAAGATGATTATGCAGCATCCTTCACCTCAAATCAAAATCCGTAACTGGGAGGCTCTGGTAGATCAATACAAGGGTTATAGTCGCTATCGCAAGGAATGGAGGGCGAAAGATTACGCTTCCGAGATAAGCGATAAGTGGGAAGCTGGAGGTTTTACCGATAAGAAATTCTTGCCGATAATTAAAAAAGCAGCAATTAGTATATCAAAACTACCGCCTCCTAAGGCCCGGAGAGATCCTTACTGGTACTTGAAAGAAAAGGCCATCATCTTCGCTAGTCAACACGACTGGGATGATGTAGTCAGGATGTTTGAGGATTCTGATACGGCTGACAATCGGAGATATATCTTCTATCATTATCGCGGTGATCGTTTTGGCAAAGAAGAAAAGCCGCAACTCAAGAATATCTGGAGGATGCTAGAGAAAGAAAGGCATCCAAAGAACTTGGAGGAGATCTTGAGTTTCTTGCACAAACAAGAACCCGAAGAAACAGAACAATGGGTTAAGAAACACGAAGATTTACTACAGAAGTCAATGAATGATGAGATTTATGGAAGAGATCTCAAGATTGTGTATGGTCGCATCAAGAACTGGCGGAATCTTCGAAGTAAATTTGGATTTTAGTCGCCACCGCCGAATTATGGTCTAGGCTTCGTTGAAACCGCCCAGTGCTTCTTTGACCCTAGAGGGAATCAGAGTTAAAGCAGTATCATGAGGATCGTTACCCAACCAGGGCTTAATTTCGATAATTTCATCTATGTCAATTTCGTGCGGTTTATTGCCTCCTCCTGGCAGGTCATCTATGAGTACAGTGTTGGCATTTTGGGCGATCAAGTTCGCTTCATTATATCGGTCTTTGCCAAGGACTCGATCTGGAGGAATGGGGAACTCATTGGCTTCGATAACCATCCGTTGGAAAGCAGTTCCGCCGCTTGTTAGAATATAAACCTCTCCCATTTGTTGTAGAGTCTTTAATGTTTCTTGGGCATGTGGTCGAGATCTTGTGATGAACCACTTGTTCATCCAATCTTCTGGGGATTCATCTATCTTGATGATTTTGGCACCTTTTTCTTCCCATGCTTGAGTTAATTCCTCGGGACCGAGAGGCAGTTGGTTTACAATGGCCATTCGATCAGCAAGCCCTTGTTCTGGCTCTCTGGGAGCGAGATCGTTCCTTGAGTTGACAAGATATTGGGTTCTGACAAGGGTTTCATCGAGATCACAGAAGATGACAGCCCTTCCGTTTTTCTCTTCTTTTATTAGCCACTGTCGAAAGTTCATGTATTTATCTAGGGCCGTGGGTGTGAAAGATAGCACGGTAGGCTTCGAACCTGCAAGAAGGGGAGCGTTACCTCTACGGCCTACTTTTGCGGGAAATCTGCTAAATAAGGTATGAACTTTAGACAGTGGTTGGCGAATGAGTCTCTATGGGGGAAGGTGCCAACCTTCAAGTATGTGAAAAACCCTAGAGCCTACGCCGCCGACGCAGTGATTAAGAAAGAAATCAGCTTCCCGGTTTTTAAGAATCCCACTCCCGAAGAGTTGGATTCTCTGACGAGGGATCATCACGAAGTTGGCGGGATCATAACCCCTAACGACGATGTCTATATCTGGCCCAGACTATACAAGAGCCATGAAAAGATGTTGGGATTGCTGGGAGAAAGGCAAATGAAGATGGCCTTTTACGCTCACCCGAAGAGGCGGATCGAGAAAGGCTATTCCACTCCCTATATTGACATAGACGAACTACGAAATCACCCTAGAGTTCGGGAAATGGTGGGGAGGGGCTAAATACTACCATGGACCTCAGTTTCTACGACTTTTACAACGTGATGAATGGTGGCAAGCCAGCCAAGCCTCTTCATTATGATCTGGAGGATTATACGAAGCAAATTACCAATTCTCCGGTGAATGGAATGGAGGGTGGCACTTGGGAGTTGACTCCTCTTGAGGGAGAAGATTTTGCCCGATATTCTCATGATGATGTCGTAGATGCCTACACAAAAATTCATCAGGGCAAAAGCCCAACTGCTCTTGGCGAACCTCTGGATGACGCTGGCATGAGCAAATATGCAGGGATGCCTAACGAAAGTGTCTTAAACGAAGAGGACAAAAAGGTCTGGAGAGCCAAAAGACCCGATATTATCGATCTTTGGAGCAAACTTCGACCATATCTACCCATAAACGCAGAGCCAGTTCCCCATCATCATGAAGGCACTCGATACCGATACGATGGCATCAGGATTACGGGAACTTCTACATTCATTAACGCTATATTAAGCAGGGTAAAAGATATTCTCCGATATGACAACTATCCGGGACTTAAAGTTGATGTGGAATATGAACAAATCAAAACCAAAGAGCGGGAAATGAAAGAAGGCCCTCGATTTGTGTGTTACATCCACGTAACAGAAAAACCAATCAAATATCCACTAAAGTGAGCCTCTGTAGTGTAGCGGCCAGCACATCGCACCCGTAATGCGATAACGTGGGTTCAAGTCCCACCGGAGGCCTTGTGGCAAAACCTAAAAAGATGGTCAGAAAACCGGCAACCAAGTTTGCACATCTTCGGAAGAAAATGAGGCGACGAGGGGGGTTAGTGAAATGGGATCACGCTAGAATGGCATTCTGGAATTACGAGTTCGACTCTCGTACCCTCCACTCTAAAAAAGGAGAACCATGAGTTGGCTACTGTATGAAACTAATCATGAACTGTATGTTGGGTCTTACAAAGAATCAGACGAGACCGTCTATTGCGGCGATTTTGTCTTGAGACCGTTTTGCACACTTAAAGAGAAAGACCGTGCCCTGACATTCGATACGAAGTTCGGTGCGGATATGGCGAAACAGCTTTTGGAAGATCGACACAATTTAAGTCTTGTGGTAAAGGAGGAGTAAAATGTGTTTAACTATCCACACAATCAAATGTAAACTTTGTGGATCGGAAGCGTATAACTTCCACCACTTCATTCCGAAGACCCTCCACAGCAACAAATGGTTTAAAAAACGTTACACGAAAAAGGAAATGTCGGAAAGTGGCATTGACATTTGTAAGGATTGCCATAAAATGGTACACGATATTATTCCTTCGGAAAAAGATCTAGGTAGGAACTTCAATACCCTTAAAAAACTGCGGGCTCATCCGAAGATGGCCGTGTATCTTGAATGGAAGGCGAAGCAATGAATTGTTTCAACGAAAAAAACGAACACATTGGTTCCCTTATCGAAATTGCACGTTTTGATGGGGACGACCCAATAAGCGAGAGTGTGGTTAGATGGTGCCCTCAATGTGGTGCAGTGGTTGTTGACATAGAATGCGATGGAAGGATTTATCCTGGTCGAGTACGTAAAATGCAATTCCCAAGGGCCGGTTCCGAGAAAGCTGATTGACGAAAGCTTCATCGCACCAATCGGCAGCAGGGTTCGACTCCCTGCCGGTCCACTTAGGAGAGAAATGGTTGTTGGACTAGCGGGTTACTATCTAGGAGATGCTTGGACTTCAATCAACTATTTTTTGAGAGCGAGCGAATGTCAGCAAGAACCAATGGAAATTTCCACTATTGTGGAAGGAATAGATTTCAAAGAGTTAATTATTTCGATCATGGAATTGCTAGATGCTCCCAATAGTCAACTCATTTTAACCAACAAAGAGCCCGATTGGAAACCGAAATTTTACGAGACCTATTTCTCGAAATTGTACCCCACAAAAATCCGGTGGTCGGGCAATTCAAATATAATCTGCTATCAATTTGATGCCCGTTGCAACGCTGATTTGAAGAGTTGTACAAAGCAAGAGGTCGGGGCAATTCAGGCTCATTTAGAAAGCCTCCAGTTTCGTGTTGTCGATGTTGGGCATTTTACTCCTTTAGCTAAAATCGTGGATTATTTGGCTTCTTCGGCATTGTATGTTGGCTTGGATAGCGGGGTGACTTGGGTGGCGGCGAGCGTAGGAGTGCCCATTGCTTTGATTATGAACGACATGAGGGGCAACGCGATTAACTCAATGTTTGACAGAAAGGTCGTCTTCTATCACCGGACCAGCGATTTCATTGAACACGAAGGATTTCTAGCCGATTACGAAAAGAATGTGGGGAAAATTATCACCCAAGAGATAGATTCTCAGTGGATTCATTTACTTTAGGAATTGCAATTGCAATTTATTTTGGAATCATCTATATTGTTCGTCTAAGATTAGAAAATCATGGAAGTTAAATGAAGAAATCTTATTCAGAACGGCTTAAAATTCCTTTAGAAGGCTCTAAAACCCTTCAATTCTTCACGAAATCCGGGACGCATGTCGCCACGGGTTATGAAAGAATTGTAATTGGGGGTAGAGGCCCTTATGTGGAATTTAGAGCCGATCAAATAGTTGAAGAAAACTTCGAAATTCCCGAGGATCAGGAATACAGGAAAACAGACAAGAGGGTGTATTACATAGAGGCTCGCAGCAAGGACGAATCTTATGTGAAGTTATACATCCAGAAGAAAACTGTTGCTTATGCCGATTATAAAATCGGTATGCTTTATATTTCACCTTTTGAGTTAAAAACCGAAGAAATTGAGGAATTAGTGGAGCCTTTAGAATGAGTGAAGATAAAAAAGTTCCGGTTCAGGGCATATGTCCTGTTTGCAATAATATTTTTGATTATACAAAAAGGCCTCAAGGAGGAGGAAAACGGCAGATATATTGTTCTCACAAATGTTGCTCTCTAGACTGGGTCAAGGGAAATGCCAAAAAGAGAAAAGCTGCTGTGGCCAAATACGATAGCAAACCGGAAAACAAGGAAAAGAAAAGAAAGCGAGGAAGATTACGCAGGCTCAAAAAATACGGGTTAACCGAGAATGATTTTGAAATTCAATTACATAGGCAAAATTATTCTTGCTATGGATGTCTAAGAAAGATTGACAAAAAATCTGCACGAATAGATCATTGTCACGTTACGGGAAGATTTCGTGGTTTGTTGTGCGACCAATGTAACTGGGTTTTGGGTTACGTAAGAGATAACCCGATTGTATTAAGAAGATTGATGGCTTATTTGGATTACAGGAGAAGTTCACTTTCGATATATCTTATCGGGGCACTTAAAAATGAAATTCGTATTCCAGAGATAGGAAACATTTTGCGTGAAGAGGGATACGATGTAATGGATGAGTGGATTACGCCAGGGGAACATGCCGATGAAAATTGGCAAAGATATGAAAAAATTCGTGGAAGAACTTACAAGCAGGCATTGTGTGGAAGAGCAGCCACTAATATTTACTTATTCGACAAATCGTATATCGACATCTTCGATGTAGCAGTATGTGTGATGCCAGCGGGAAAGTCCGCATTTATTGAATTAGGATATGCAAAAGGACGTGGGAAGAAAACATTTATTCTTTTGGACGGAGAAGATCCTGAAAGATATGATATTATGCCCAATATAGTTGATAAAGTTTGTTTCGATATCGAAGAATTAAAAAAGGAGTTAAAGGAAATAAGCTGCATCGCATCTGAAGATAAATACCATAAATAACATGGTATTGGAGACGATGAAAGAGAAGGTGTTGAAAATGGCCATCATGATTCTTCGCCGCCCGAGGATTACACAAGATTAAAAACCGGATAAAGGGCCGTTAGCTCAGTGGAAGAGTATCTGTCTGACGTACAGAATGTCACTGGTTCAATTCCAGTACGGCCCACTATTTGGGAATCAGCAATGGAAATTACGTTATTTATCGGTTTGATTCTTTTCAGTATAGCTTTTTTATGCGAGTATACTGATTCTACGTTGGGTATGGGGTATGGGACCACAATGACTCCGATATTGTTGTTGATGGGATTTGAACCATTGGATGGCTTTGAAAAGTATTGCTGAAAAAGAACAATGAAAAAGCCGAAATATAGACAATGCAAAGTATGTCGTCCGACAAAGGAAGGCGAAGTGATGCAGGTTACTTATCTCCCTGAAAAATATGCTGTCGTGGGGAAGCCTTTGAAACTCAAAGGCGATAATGGAATATGGACCAATGGATGGGTCGTAAAATCCGCAGGGGAACTTGTGGACGAGCCGCCCGATTGGAGGAAGGCTATTCGCAAACATAGGGAAGAAACTGGGGATGATTTGCCAAAGGTGCCAGATGAACAAAAATGAAGAAAAACTTCAACAATTTACGGATCTCTATTCTGCCTTCCATGAAACTGTTAGGAAGTCGATTCGCCAGATGTCACAAGAGGATCGTGTGGAATTGGGTCGGGCTGCCAGAGAAATTCAGGAAGCCAAGAACGACCATCCCTGGAAAGTTTGGGAAATGGCGAACATACTCTGCACAGATACAATGTTCTGGCATGAAATCTGTTACCATCCTCGCAGAGAAAACTAACCGAGGATCGGAGATGCGTGACAGCAAGTCTTATAAGCTTGTGGGAGCATAAATAAATGTCAATGGTTGCTCCGTGAGGTTCGATTCCTCCATCTCCGACTATTTTTTAACTCCCCATTTACATTTATACCACAATCTTTCGTGGATATAGTAAAAGAAAATTTTAGCAAAAAACTCTACAATTCCAATTATTCCTCCCATTTTTACATTTTCGGTTAGGAACCAAGCAATCAAGGCTGTTACGATACTACCAGTGATTCTATAGGTGAACGCTTTTGCTAAGTGTCTTTTTCGGCTAATCATGCTTTATTTAGTCTCTGAATGGACAGAAACAGTCGAAATGATTAAGTGTATTAGCCCTAGATACCGACAGCAAGGAGGTATCCTGGGCATGGATGCCCCTTCTTTTTGGGGGTAACATGGGAGCTACAAGCGTAACAGGCAAGGGAGCAGGCGACTCTGACGGCAAACAAAAGCCCGAAAATCACTGTGGTTGCGGTTGTGGCTTTACAGAAGAGGAACCACGGGCTAGAATCAAGCTGGGTTGTGTAACCCATTATAAGTCCAGCAATAAAACCAGCCATACGGCTGCCCACGGCAAACCCAATATCAAAGTCTGCTAAATGTCCTACGATTATCCCGATGCCTATATCAGTTTTTGTATTGAGACTGATAAAGAACCATATCCTGTCGTTTGTGCCCGAACGGCTCTCTTTGGTTTGATGTATTGGAATGCTCACCATAGACCGCGAAAACCTTTTCCCGAATTGCCAGATTTCATGAAGGGCAAGCTGACCGTATTCGATACAGGCGAAAAGTGCATTAGTGCCGAGGACTCTGAGACCCTACTGACTGTGGCCATTTCTGTCTGTGAACGGAAATGGAATAAAAGCCCATTCACGCCGCAGGGAGCCTCTCCCCAGGAGCATAAGTTTTGGCCGGGAGAGGAAGAAAATAAAGCCTTGTATTTCTTGAAATGGCTCCGACAGAACGGAGACATCACGAAACTCAAAATTAACGGAGAGGAGTGGGAATGAGCTTAGAAGACAACCCATTGTTGAATTGTCGGTTCCCGGATCACATTATGTGGCGTCAGGCCACCGAGCAGCAAAAGGCCCAGGCGATTGCTGTCGAGCAACTACGCATAGAAGCGAAAGACAGCAGTATGATGACCGGATTGGAATGGTTAAAGCAGCAGAAAATCCAAGGAGAGGATTATGAAAGATCTGATTAAGGCACTTTGGTGGTGGCCCATTCTGTTCTTTGCTCTGTTCTTACAGATACAATTTGGCTGTGTCCCGGTAGACAAAAAACCCAGGCAAAAGCCCAAGCCGCCGACCGTCGAAGGGATTGTGACGGATGTTACCATCATTCCCGAAGATGGTCATGATTCTATCGTCCTGATAGAATTTGAAGATGGCAGAATCCAAAAACTAAGGATGAGAAATTCAGCGACATTTCAGTTTCAGAAGAATAAGTGGAACGTAATCGAATACGAAATACTATACGGTAGTATAACCAACGTCAGAACAAGGGAATGACATGAAACTGACTCGTCAACAAATGGCTGTTTTCGTAAAAGGTCAAATCTTGGCCATCACATCCGACCCAGATGAGGCGGAAAGACGGGCTACGGGTTACTACTACATACTAGCCGAGGATATATGGAAAACAATCTCTATCTCAGAACAGGTTTCCGAAGCAACCAAAGAGCGTCTAGTCGCTTTCCTCAAGGAGAATTATTTCATGGAGGGCGAGAACAAATGCGACATCTTCCAATTCGGAGTGGCGATGGGCACATTTCTGAAAAACTCGCCCAAGGAAGAGCAGCTTCCAATCCGAATGATGATGTTCGAATTTCACGATACTCCCAAATATAGGTTTGACGAAATCTAGGTTGAGGTTTTTTGGAAGATCTAGTATGTTGTATCTCTACGGAGGGAGAGACAATGAAGATAGATCCAGATAACATTACAAACTTCAATCTCACAAAGCATCAATTAGAAAAGACCCTTTTGTTTTGGATATGTGCGGCAGCCCAGAATGGGCACACAGCATCTAATTCTCTGGAAATGATGTTCGCCAAGATCAGGAAGTTTTTGAAATTTGCGGGACATAAGCCAAAGAGGAGTCCTTTTGCCGCTTTGCGGCAAAAGGACTCTTTACACAGAGGGAGGCCAGGGGCTAAAGGGAAGTGGCTAGAGGCTTTGATGAGGATTTGCGGTGTTCGTTTCTATAAATACAAGTCTAAGGCGGCAATCAATTTGGCCTATAGCGATTTGAACTTGAGAACTTGCACTGTCGATGATCTTGAGGAGATCAACGGGATCGGGCCGAAAACGGCTCGATGTTTCTTGATTCACAGCAGGCCGGATCAGCAGTTTGCGGGATTGGACACGCATATTTTGAAACATCTAAGGGCCGAAGGAATCGAAGCTCCCCTTAGCACACCTTCCGGCAGGCGGTATCAAGAATTGGAACAAGAGTTTTTGCAATTGGCCGAGGCAGCGGGGATGAGTCCCGCTGACTACGATTTGATGATTTGGAAGAAGTATCGAATCAAATGACGGTAGAATTAGGGTTAGTGATCGGTGTCGAGTGTCAAGGGCCGAGACCTTACGGTCTTACTTGGCAACAGTTTGAGCTTCGACCGGGTATGGCGAAGGATAGCTATCCTTGTATGTGTCCCAGGTGTAAAAGTGGTCTTAGATTTACCAAAAAGTGGCTTGGCAAGACGAAGAAAACCAAATGCGATTGTTGCGGTTTTCCACTATTCATCACAATAGGGGTACACAGAATCGAATATCAGTTGCCATGATTCATATCGACATCAGCAATCCCGAATTTCTTCCGACGCTCGCGTCTAACATGAAGCGAGAGGCGACCTTTGCTGCCAAGGGCGAGTCCAAGAAGGTGTCGGTTGACTTTCTTTTGAATCACTTAAGGCTATTCGAACAGGATGGAAACAGATACACACTAATGCTTTCGGTACTTGCCGAACACGGCGAAAGGTACTGGCATCTTTCGATAGGCGGCTTGCCCGCTACTACAGTCATTCCTCCTGACCAACTCTGTTGGTATCTTATTGACCACATCCTGGGTTTAGACGGAGTCTTGGAAGGTGAAAACCATGATAAGCAGCGACCCGGTGTGCGGCATTTCTTAAAGAAAATCATTTAGTGCCACCGTAGCTCAATGGTAGAGCCCATGTTCGGTAAACATGAGATTTGAGTTCGATTCTCAGCGGTGGCTTTCAGGTTCGATCAGTTATTGGACAAAGAAAGTTTACAAATCCTGAGAATAGGCTATAATGGTGCCACAATTGTGTTACCAAACCCCTAATGTAGCTCTTTTGGGTGGTGTTTAATGAATATCTGGTGTGACGATTGGCACGGTGGGTGCCCTGCACCGTGAGATTTGCAAGAGGTGCGGTAATGAAGTTCCCTAAAACGGTCAAGAAGTTGGTCAACACGTCTGTTGAAAAAGTGTACCCTAAGTTTGTCGAAAATCCGGCATGCACTCTTTCTGGATGGAAGTGGAAACTTCTGGATAAATACAAAAATAGAAAGATCACCATCCTGGAGATGGAGCCCCATGTAAGAATGATTCGTTTGAATCACCTCCCTGACCCACCCCCTACGGAGTCGCTATTTGAAGGGGCAAAAACATTTACCCTTGCCTTCCCCTGGACGCAGTTTACCTTCTTCATGGGGAAAATGTTGGTTGGGTTCAAGAAAGAGCCGGGAAACCCGTTCGGACCTTTGATCTTTCCTCCCCTTCCAAACATTTACAATGAAGGCCAAGTTTGTTTTGGAGAGTGCAATGCACCGACTAATCGGATGAGTCTCGAAAAAGCCGTCAATTTCTTGGGTTGGTTTTGGATGTCCGAGTTTGACTTGTATCCCATTTTGCATTGGAGGGGATTGGTTCATCTAATGCAAATTTGGGGAGGAAGTGAAAAATCAGTTGACAATCCGCAGCCAAATTTGACAGTTGACCCGCAGCCAATTTTGACTGGATTCGGCAGATGGCAAGAGGCATCCAAGGATCGAGACTTTTGGAAAGACATAAAGATTTTCCAACACTACCGGATAGAATCTATAATAAAAAATAGAGTGGGGTATACAACGTGGTGATGCCGGAAAACATAAGCATCTTGTTTCAAGGAACCTTGAAAGAGGTGGGCCAGGAGTATGGTGAGAATCAGTGGGGAGAGTACAGCTATTCCCACCGACAGGTTACAATTTTAGAAACAGCCCCACAAATAAGGACGATCAAGGTAACATATACATATAGCGATAGCCCGATTTGTTTCGGGATTCGCACTTTTCATGTTGCAATTCCTTATTTTCAATTCGCTTTAGCTAATGGTAGAGTGGTTGTGGCATTTAAACGAAGCCAAGGCAATCCGTTTGGTCGTATGTCGTTGCCGTGTTTGCCCAACATTTATAATAACGGTACAGTCTGTTTTGGAAGGCAAAAAGTGCATGTTGAGGGCACCTTAAAAAATACGGTAGAGATGTTGGGTCAGTTTTGGATGACTGAGTTTGATTTATATCCGATTTATGGATGGGGAGGGTTAGTATGTTTGCAATCTCTTTGGTCTCTTTCAGCAGACAGTCACACTCCACGAATCATCCGTTATTTTGAGGCTTGGGAGAAAGTGACTAAAGAACAAGGAAAACCTGATTTCATGCTTTCCCTTGATTGGCCTGCAAACTTGGACTGGAAGGATTTTATGCGAAAGAGGGCAACTTTTAGATGAACTCCCAAGAGAAGCTAGCATACAGATATATTTTCGGAGAATTGAGTGACACACAATTTCATTGGTGGATCGTCAAGGAGGGTTTTGACGAGAAAGCGATGCATGTGTTGGTTAAAGAGCTTCGTTTGAAATTGCGGCGGGCGGTAGGACAATTTGTTGTTGCGATGGGATTTATCATAGTTGGATTGGCTCTTATTCTTTACTCATGGTGTTTTTAAATGGATGTTAGACGAGCAATTCGAACAGCAACGGCTTGGGGTCGCGGAGAAGAGGGTCGGGCTTTAACGCAGTTGGCCCGAAAAAAAATTATTGTTGATGAACAACATCGCTTCCGATTGATTTGCGAAGTCGTGATGGAACGTCAGTGGTTGAGAGATCACTTAAAGAGCGATGAAACATACGAAAGCGGGAAGTATTCTCAGGAGGATTATGTGGACTTTGATTGTCTCTTGGATGTCATCATAAATTCGGAATTGGGGGATGATCTTAATGGATATTGCTAGGGCACTCAAAACAGCGAGAGAATGGAATCGAATGGGATTTGGTTCGCACCTACACCAGTTTTATACGATGCGACAAGTTCTCGACAAGGAACATAAAGAAGAGTTGATCGGGTATCTCCAGGGAGAACAGATGTGGCTTAAGGAGACCATAGAATCATAAGAAGCAGGACGGAATCTATATCCACATCAGTATGATGACGAGGACAGGGAGGATTTGAGAAATCTTTTGGAGGTCATTCAAAGCGTTCCAATAGGAGAGCCCTTTGACGTATGAGCCGGAAATTGCTTACGAGTTTGCGGATGAACAACACATTACGGTTATGTTGAAAAGTCGGTCGATAGCCCAACTGGATCGAGCCGACTTTTTGATCGACCAGTATGATGTGGTTTTAGAGTCGCTGCTTTTTTGGTTTGCGAGAATTAAAGCAATCCATGAAGGCAGAGGCGATGGTACACTAATGATGCGGCGGGTTTGTTACCATCTCGATAAAATGAAAGCAACAGCAATCAACGAGATCAATCCATACGGAAAGCGTGACTTAGAAGAGTTGATTGGGTTTTTTGCCTTGTTCGGCTTTCAGCAAATCGGGGAGGCGAGAATCATGAGGAGATCGCAATGAATGAGGTCGCAATCCCCGAAAGGCATTTGGTTCTTTCAAGAAAAGCTGTAAAGATGTTGAAAGAGATTCATTATATTCCTGAACATGATACCAACCATTCTCTTTGCGACACGAAAATTTTCAAGATGGACAAAATTGTTCCTCTGATCGTTCGCGGCAAGCCACGAACGATCACTTGCGAGAAGTGTCAAAATGCATTAAAACGATTTAAGACGGTTCGAATTGCTCGCCCCAAGAAAGGGCAAAAGAACATCCAACATCTCACGGGTCACGGCCCGCCATTTCCGGCTCAGGGGAGAGATGGCAATTTTTATTTGGATAAGGCAACGGGTTGGAAATACAAGAAGATTTGCGGTGCTTGGATAATTATTGGCAAGGACTAAAATGAAAGAAACGATGGTAATTGCCTGTGTTCCTGTGAGTGAAAAAGCTCGTAGGGGGATTCCTTATTTTAAAGATCCGGCGAGCAAGGGCTACACGGTTGCAAGGTGCAACGAGTGCAACGAGGATGTTTGGCTTGGACCGAAATCCAAGGTGATGTGTGACGCACATGGCCTGACAATCCTATGTGTCGAATGTAGTATTGTCCATCATCAGAAAGAGAGTCCCGGTAAGCCTTTGAACCTCAAAAGTTTTGAAGAGTTAAGTGGGAGACAATAAGACCTATCGCTGTCGCATCTACAACGAACGGCCCGAATGGTGTCGAGGCTATCCATGGGGCCTGGAGAACGATCTGTTTCCGTGGTGTCAATTCACCAAGCAAGCGGGCGAGGATCTGGAGCTAATTCCCGAAGCGGAGGTTTTAGAAACGAAGAGCCGAGAGGAGATCGAGGACTACTGTATTCATTGCGGGGCGTGCTGTATGTTTTGGGAGGCAGGCAAGGTTATTCATCATTGTTCGGCACTTATTGTTGAAGAACCCAAAGGAAAAGAAGATGTTATTTAGACTCTTGGGAAAGCTGTTGCGTCCGAGCGACCTATTTGAGGTTAATTTTCCGGTTCCAGAATGCACACTATCAGAACACAGTTCTTCGGTGCCAGAGAAAGTACCTGTTGCACCAAAACCAACGGAGCCCCAAACCGAAGGAACAGCGATGGTTGCCACAACAATTCCTTCCCTGGTTCTATCCCGTGCCACAGTAAAGATATTTCAGGATACACATTATGTAGATTCCAATCGTCCTGGTTTTTCCTTATGTGGCCAAAGGATCTTCAAAAACGACAAGCGGGAGAAGGTTGTACAAGACGGTAAGGTCGTCCAAGTTGATTGCAAGCAATGCCACAATAAGCTCAAATACTATGGTGGTCTCGTCAAAATTGCCCGTGTCAAAAAGAAAGAGAAAGAGAAGAAAGAGAAAAGAACAGGTCTGGGACGAATCGGCAGCAAGAAAGAGAAGCCGCCGTTAAATGACGGAATTTCTAACATTAAGCACTTAGGGCCATCATCACAGGAACCATGATGCACATTATTCCGACTCCTGACTATGAAGCGACGGATTTTCACATTCCTTACGTTTGTAGTTATTCACCTCTGTTGCGATGGGCGGTTAAGCACGATGGTCGTAGCCTAAGGAAGTTTATCGAACCCGCACTAGAAGACGTTGCGGGGAATGACGAAATTGCTCAAGCATTACAACAGTCTTGCGTCATTCCAGGAGGTTTATCGTATCGCGAAGTAGCCATCGGTCCTGCTCCTGGAAGGCCGCCTGCTTTGAAGTGCTTGATTGCATGGTTAGCCGACAAGAAGGTCTGGATCATTTTTGCCGAGGGGGGTATGGAGGATTTTTGGGAAGAAAGATGGCAAGCTATGGGACATGAGTGAAGTTTTAGGCTAATAATTCTAATCCCAAATTGAAGATCGCATCATGGAACCACTGATGTGGTCTTTTATCTTTGTGGAATGACTTGATATGTGATAGTTCGTTTGTGTCTTCGGTCTGGTTTACTTTAAGCTGTTGAGCAAGGTCGGCTCCTTCATAAATTGCCAAATTGTAGACGTTCAAATGAGATATGACATCTCGATTTTCTTCAACATAATGTAATGTTCTGCCATAAGTTTCCATCGTTTCTTGTGGGAAACCGACGATAAGATTGGGAATTAGTCGGATTTCTGAATCCCGAAATCTTTTGGTGGCTTCTGCGATATGACGCTCTGAAGATGGTTTACGATGTTTTTTGAGGATTGGATCATTAAAGGTTTCGACTCCCAATTCGATGAATTTCACTTGAGACTTTTCAAGAAAACTAAAATCCATTTTTAACAATTGGGCAGGAGTTGTTTGGATAATAAATCCTTCAAAGTTGTTGTTAATGGCTTTGATTTTTTCTGAAAGTTTTGGTAGAAGTCTTCGATTTTTAGCTTGTCCGAATGTCTTGTCATTCAGATAGACCAGTTTGAAGTTAAGGTTGCGGAATGCCTTAATGTGGTCTTCAATTTTCCATTGGTCGATTTCTTTCAGTTTGTTGGAAACGGTACAAAACATACATCGATGCCGACAACCGGTACTTAGGGCCAATCTGGGTATGCATTTATATCCTCGGAAGTCCGAATAGTCGTAGTCGTAGACAAAATTACCCGATACAAGGCAACTGAAATCTTTGATAGTTTCGAAAGCTGCGACGTTATCATAACCGGCGAAGTATTTCCTCAGATTGATATATCCGCCCAGAGCGAAAGTGGCATTTCCTACATATTTATCGATGATTTCTTTTACTAGAGCCTTGTTGGCTTCAAGAACGCTAAAACAAATGTAATGATAGGAATCACAGCCATTGAGGAACTCGACAAACTTGTCGATCTTGCGGATAATCTTAAAATCGGCAATTCCGATATTCCTTCTGAGAAGGGCCACCCAATTGGGGATTTCCCAAAAATCTTTAGGTTTTACGTAACCTTCATCTTGACGGGCGGTCCAGATTTTTTCATAATATTGACTACTAATATCGTTGCGTAAAGGGTTGATTAAATTTGTGGAAATCTGACAGAAAAGAACACTCATAGTCACCCCTGTATAGTTATGGTTAGTATTTAAAGAAGCCAGGGACGACTTTGGTTTTTTACCCAGAACCGGGACGACCCGGAGGAGGTTCAGATGAAGTGTTGGTTGTTGAATTTGTCGTTTTTACGGTGTTGCCATTTTGGGCTACTTGGAAGGTTCTGGATTGGAGTTTAGAACGACTAAAAAGTAGGTATCGGCCTTCTGGCGAGCCTGAATTTAGGATTATTGAAATCGAGGAAAGTTGTTTTAGTAAAATCGAATAGTTCCTTCTCTTTTAATGCAGACAAAAGAGGAGAAACTATGGTTTGGCAAACCGACCTATATGCAACACATCAACCGTTACTGTTTTGGGCTGTTAAAAATACACTCGGACCAGTTTTAGAATTGGGAATGGGTTCGTATTCCACCCCAATTCTTCACCTTCTCTGCTCAGATCGGGTTTTGGTTTCGCTTGAGGCCAATCCGAGGTATTTTAAGGCATTTGAGAGCCTTCAGACTGATAATCATCGGCTCCTTTTCGTGCCGAATTGGAATGAATGCAAGTTGCTCGATATGGAATGGGACGTGGTTTTTGTCAATAATAGTCCCACCGCTGCCCGTAAGCCTGCCGTGCTTCGATTGAAGAACAAGTGTAGGTATCTTGTGGCCCACGATACAGAATGCAGTCTCTATGGATACGAGAGTGCGTTTAGCGAATACACATATCGAGTGGATTGTAAATGGCAAAACAAATGGGCAAGTGTTTTGAGTATGACAGAGCCGTTGGATGATATAGAGCAACTATTGGAATTGTATGAGCCGGAAGAAGAAAAACCCGAAGAAGTCGAAGAAGTCGAAGAATCTCAATACGAAGAGGCTGAAGACGGACTTGAACTCTAAGGCCACAATTTGCATATATGCCCCCATGAAGAATGAGGAGGGCAATATCTCAGAGTGGTGTGAGAGTGCAAGACAGATAGCCGATCAGATTGTTATATTGGATACCGGCTCTACCGATGGCACCATTGAGGCTGCCCAAAAAGAGGAAGGTGTTGAGGTTTATTTCTCCAAACATTTCAATAGAGAAACAAAACGTGGTGAATTTAAGTTTGATGTGGCTCGCAATGAGGCTCTGGATTACTCGAAATGCGATTGGAATATTGCTGTCGATGCCGACGAGCGACTCGTTATAAACGACCCTAATCTTAAAAAGAATCTCGCTGATGTTCCTGCCTCAATATCTCTGTTTTTCTGCTCTGTTCAAATGTTAGATGATGCGGGAAGGGTGTCTACAGACTTTCAGGGCGAGAGGATTTTTAGAAATCTCTCCGATGTTCGCTACAAAGGAGAAATGCACAACTATGTGAATGTTCCGCATAATCAACGATCTTCCTGCAACTGGATTACCGTGACTTCGTGTCGCAATAAGCGGACTCATGAAGCCCGAGCGGAGAGACATAAACAACGGATGGAAATGGCCGAGGCCAATTTTATTCCGAAGATTAAAGACAACCCTCAAGACACTCGTTCAATATTCTATCTCGCCCGCACTTATAAGGAGGACGGACAGATTGTCCGAGCGATTCCCTGGTTCAGGAGATACTTGAAAACTGGTGGTTGGTCTTCAGAAAGATTTCAAGCGGCCTTAGAAATGGCGGGTTGTTTGATGTCCATATTTGATTATGACGAAGCTTTTGAAGTCATGGTTAAACACATCAAAGAAAACTGGCGACGGGCTGAAGGATACATCACGCTGGGAGATATTTGTTATGCTAAAAACGATCACACACAAGCAGCGTGGTGGTATCAAATCGCGGCGGGTTGTGAACCTTTTGAGGAACGGCTATTCCTCAATAAGTCGGCCTACACTTGGGTGCCTTGGGACAAGATGGCTATGTGTCACTATCATCTCAAGGAATACGAAAGGGCGGTCGTGGCAGTTCAGACAGCGTTGAGATTTGATGATGTGTCCGAAGGAGTGCGGGCAAGGTTAGAGAAGAACCTAAAAGTTTTCAAATCGAATCTCCCGGTAGTACAGGAGATTTGTCAGGCCCATGTGTCAAGAGCCCTAAGTTTCTTCGCCCCACCATTGCAAAAAAAATTCAACTTTAAGCCTTATAGCGATCCGACTAAACCGGCGTTATTTTATGGCTGTTATTATCGACAAGGGGATGTGGAGAAAATTATGGCCCACAAGAACCTAGCTATTTGTGCTTGGACAGGCTCAGACGGCGGATTCTTGGCTCGCAAACCCGATCAATACAGAGTTTTGAAAGAGGCCCGACACATACGTCATGTGGCAACCTCCAAGTTTATTGCGGACGATCTAGAAAAATTCGGTCTGAAGCATGTTTACTTGCCTATCTTTCTTTCCGACGAGAACTTTAAAGCTGTTCCTCTGGGCAAAAAGATATATGTCTATGGAGACAGTAGAAATACATGGCTCTATGGTTTCGACATTATTCGACAGGTTCAAAAAGAATTACCCGATTTTGAATTTCTAGAGATCAATTCTCCGTTGTCAGAAAAGGATCGGGAAAGGGATATGAAGGAGGTTTACGGAGAATGCTTCGTGGGTCTTAGGCCGACACGTCATGACGGGATTTGTCATACGGCAGTTGAGATGGGATTGATGGGAAGAAGAATGATTTGGAATGGATCAATGCCCAATGCGATTCGTTGGAAAACTGTTGAGGATGTGATAATCAATATTAAGAAAGAAGCGGAACTTATTGGTATAACCAACGTCAACCTTGCCAGTGAAATGAAAGAGCATATCAGTCTGCCAAGGGATTGGCTCACTTTAGATTTTTGGGAGGAATGATGCCTTTTAGCACCATTTTTGTCACCTTCATAAGCGACACCGATGCTGAAAGTATCCTCGGAGAACATAAATTGTTTGGTACATTGGTTTCCACCTTGTTTCCCAGATTTGCCGTAGAAGTGCCATTGGGGAAAGAAAAAGAGTACACGGAATTACTACGAAATACCGAAGGTGTAAAAGACGTAAGTGAATCCTGTTTAATGGGAAAGGAGAAGCGTGAGCCAAGAACCAAAACAAGTAATAGTGATCCGAAGTGATCTAAACATGCCAAAAGGTAAAGAAGGTGCCCAAGTAGCTCATGCTGCTATGGCCTTTTTGACCAATCGATTGGAGGCCATTGGATCACAAATATCAGCAACCCACACAATGGTTCTAACCGGGTGTTTTTCTCAGCCGGAATTAGATTGGATTAACGGTAGCTTCCGCAAAGTTGTTCTAGTTGCTCATAATGAAGAAGAACTTTTGGAAGTCTATGAGAAAGCCAAAAAAGCAGGATTAGAAACCCATCTGATAACAGACAGTGGATATACTTGTTTCGCTGAACCCACAAATACATGCGTTGGCATCGGTCCCGATTTGCCTGATAAGATCGATCCGATCACCGGGCATCTCAAACTTAGATAGCTGTGCGTAACCATGAATTACTGTACTGTTGACGATCTTGTAGATCGATTCAGAAACAAAGTTAGATATTTCCAACGAATTACAGAGCCGGTTGGATTGTGCCCTACCGATGATGAAAACTGGTGGGCAATAGTCCGGTTGTTTCGCTGCGAGGCTTTGAAGCTACCCGGCGAGTGGCTTCCTGTGAAACTCTGGAAGATTCGATTGAAAAAGCAAGATGTCAACATGGTCAATGAGTTTTTGGCAGAAGCATGTAAAATGTGCGATATTCTGTACGAAGACTTAATAGGTACAGATGTGAAGCTTGATTCAATAAATAAAGATGGAGGCAGCATAATAGTGGTAGATAGCTTGTGAAAGGAGGTTTAATTATGGCTGTACTTAAAAATCGTAACGTTCTAGTTCTCAATAAGTTGTGGACTGCTGTGAGTATCGCAACCCTTGAGCGGGCTATCAGTCTGCTCGCTAATCAGAACGGGCCGAAAGCACAAGTTATCACGCCGCCACCGCTTGGTTCCTATGAAACCTACACTTGGGCCGATTGGTCTAAATTGAAGCCGGAAGAAGGCGAAGATGTCATAGTGTCCCCACAGCAAGTGTGGAAGATTCCCCAAGTTATTCTTTTGAATGACTACGAGGGTATGCCGGAAAGAACTGTGCAGTTCTCTCGTAGGCAAATCTACAAGCGGGACAACTATATGTGCCAATACTGCGGTTGCCGACCGGGTACTGAGGAATTGACAATCGACCACATTACTCCGAGGGCACAAGGCGGTCTAACTACTTGGACTAACTGCGTCCTTGCCTGTTCCGAGTGCAATACCAAGAAGGCTAACAGAACCCCAAAGGAAGCTGGTATGAAGCTCAGGAAAGAACCGGTTAAGCCGAAGTTCTCACTCCTGAAAACTCAGGGTCGAGTCCTGTCAACCTGGAAGCACTGGCTAAGTGAAGCCTACTGGGAAGTCCCTCTTGTGAATGATATGCAAGAGTAGAGCTACGCCAGCGGCGATAGCTTTTAAGCCTCCCACTGAGCCCGCCTGGATAAATCAGTGGTAAAACCGCTCCCGCCTGCGGGAGCGGTTTTTTTAAGCTACTATAAATGGCACGATAACATTGCCCATGTTATCGTGCAAAACAATGTTACACCCCCCCCTGGAGGTACTTTACAAAAAAGTCCCTGTAGACTATAATGATTTTGTCTAAATAGGGAAAAAGAACATGGGTTTTTTCGTGGCATATCCGTCTTTTGATGAGGATGATAAAAGAATCGAAGACTGCGATATAACCTCTTGGCCTTGGGAAGAAACAGAATATGAAACTTTCGAGGCGGCCAAAAAAGAGTGCGATAAAATCAACAAGCGTGCAGGCAAAGTTGTGTGTCTTGTTGTAAGAGTAGGAGGCTAGATGAGTTTTCAAAAATATTTGATAGAAGCAGGCTTCGCAAGAGCCCGACGAATTATGATGGGTGATGTGCCCCACATCAACACAGTGGGTATCATGACGGCACACAATCCAGCATATCGTGATGAATTTGCGGACGACAGCAACAAGGAAAGAAACCGACATTTGTGGGATCACTTGCGTACTGCGGGTTACGGTCCTGCCAAAATGAAAGGCAAGTACGGTCGATGGGAAGATTCATTTTTAATTCCCCATATCACGAAAGATGATATCATTACCTTAGGAAGACGCTATGGTCAAGAGGCGGTGATTTGGGGGGAAAAGAAGATTGATGATAATGGCAACCCGTATTTTCTTTTTCATTGGGTCGGTTTTGATGAGGAGGGGAATGCCTCAATCAATCCCGCCGACTCAAAACCCGTCAGTCTTTCAAGTTTTGCAGACATCCAAAAGAGAAAAGACTTTTTCAGCCAGATCGGTAGTAGAAAATTCATCATTCCGTTCGATCCTGACAAATATGCAGGAGCAAAGCCTGGAGAGAAGTATGGTACGATTAAGTTACCGACTCCTGAAGAAGAGGACGAGGAACGCAAGAAGGTCGAATCGCATATTCCGTTGTTTGAAAATCCCTTTTTCGATCTAATTCCTTCTTCAGGCCCCGAGGTAACTTATTTTCGTGAGAAACTGCCTCAAGACGATGAGGTTCAAGAACTTCTGGCCGAGATCGATAAGCGACATGAGCGAATGCTGGTAACCGAATACAAAAGTTGCTGGATTGCCCGTTGTGGAATGCAGAACGCTTTAAAAAAGCTCGTAGAAAGACTGACATGAGCGACGACTATCTCAAACGGATCACCACAGCCGACGAGGCTCCCGACATGGAGAGGGACGAGCCTAATGTCAGGCGAAAGATCGGCAACATCGAGCTTCGTTACGACAGCGAAGGAGAGATTGACGAAATCCTCTTGTCTGTCAAGGGCGAGTGTGTGTTTCATATGGAGAGAATGGACAAAAGCTTTTGGTGGTCTGCACTATACGACGATGAAAACGGCTTCTGTCTCCATATCAACATGACATCGGATGATAAGTGTCGTCTGCCTGTCCCGGTTTTAGCGAATTGGCCCGACGAAGAGTCTTCCGAATGACCTATCAATTCTACAAGAAATTCGCCCGAATCATTAACGCTCGGCAAAGCCGCAGTGTAATTTTATGTGGCAATGTGTATGATCTCTTTCGCCATGAGGGGACGTATTTGCCCCTTATAGATTTCTTGTTGAAGAAGATAGAGCATCCGAATATCATGCAAGTGGTCTATGAACTTAACGGGCCCATTCGCATCGAAGACAAGCAAATGCTGAAGGAAGCATATATTGCGGGCAAGGCTGGGAAATCCGCGAATGACATCGCCATTGAAAACAGCCTTAGGAAGTTGCCGCCTAAAGTAGATCTGCTTAAGTTCTTAGATGATGAATTTGAGAGTCTGCTTCGGGAGTGCCAAGGTAATGCCACTTTGGCACTCCAATTTCTTCGTCAATTGACCACGCTCTCCAGGAAATATTTGCGAAACAAGGTAGGAGAGAAGGTAAACCTCGTCATCATCATTGAGGCGGCGGATATGCTGTTGCCTGCCGGAAAAGACATTGCTTCTTTGAACGAGGTTGATCGAAGACGCATCTCCATCGTGCAGGATTGGTTTTCTGATCCCCAGTTCTGTGCTGGAGGGGATGCTGTGTGTTTGATCGCAGAATCGAGGAGCTTGATACATTCCAGGGTTTCTCGTCTGCCCCAAGTGCTTTCGGTTGAAATCCCTTCGCCCAACACGTCTGAAAGACAGGCTTTCATTGATTGGTTTGACTATGAAGTAGATCCATCCATAGCGAAACTGACGGCGGGTCTATCTCTTCATGCGGTTCAACAATTGTTGGCTGGTGCGAAATATTCGGGTACACCCATTACTCCCGATCTCCTTGTAGACAAGGTGGAAGAATACATCAAGGGACAGGTGGGAGATGATGTTGTTGAGTTCAAAAAGCCCGATCACAGCCTTACGGACATTGTGGGTTTTTCACACCTGAAAAAGTTCTTGCAAGAAGAATTGATTCCTCGGTTCAAAGCGTCGGGAGAACACGCATTGCCGGGAGCGGCGGTAGCAGGACCAATCGGGAGTGGTAAGACATTTATTTTTGAGGCTGTAGCTGCGGAACTAGGTGTCCCTGTCCTGGTCTTGAAGAATATTCGTAGTCAGTGGTTTGGTCAAACCGATGTGATTTTTGAAAGATTGCGGCGAGTGCTAGAAGCTTTGGAGAAGGTGATTATCTTTGTCGATGAAGCTGACACGCAATTCGGAGGAGTGGGAGCAGAAACACATTCTACCGAACGTCGCCTTACCGGCAAGATTCAAGCAATGATGTCCGACCCTAAGCTGCGAGGTAAAGTCACTTGGCTCTTGATGACCGCGAGGATCAATTTGCTATCTGCCGACATTCGCCGCCCTGGACGGGTTGGCGACTTAATTATCCCGATCCTAGATCCAGAGGGGAACGACCATGTAGACTTTGTTGAATGGGTCCTATCGTCAGTTTGTGACAACTACGATTCCAAAGAGCGGTCACAGATCGCCTTCTTGACGAAGGGATATTCCGCTGCCGGTTTCGCCTCTCTGCGGTCGAACCTGTTGGCCAAAAAGAGTCTCTATCCTGATAGGTTCACTTTTGATATGATCGAAAAAGTGGTGGATGACCATATTCCCCCAGCCATCGGAAAAACCAGGGAATACCAAAGGCTTCAAGCTCTTTTGAATTGCACCCGGAAAAGTCTCTTGCCTGAGTCTGCACTTTTTGGTAACATTACCGAGGCCAAGCAGCAATGGGAGAAGCGAATTATAGAGTTGGAATCTGAGGGAATAAGGTAATGGATATCAAAAAATTCGAAAGATTTATGTCGGATGTGAAGAAAATTCTCTACGAATGTCAGGAGGGTGCCAGAGCTTTCGATGATGGGAAAACTTTGGCCGACAATCCGCATCAGATACCAACTCGGAAGGCTGCGGATTGGCAGCTTGGGTGGCTTGAGGCCAAGTATGCCAAAGAGTATTGGGAGGACCAAGCAGCAGAGTTTAATAAAATATTCGATGTGCCATTTGTCTTCTGGACGTGTACCAATGGGTGTCGCGGTCGGGTAGAATGGAACGAAGAATGTACCGAGGCAGTTTGCCTTGAATGCGGAATGAAATCGACCGATGGAAGTAAATAGTTGAGGAGATTTCTATGATAAGGACTAGAGCTAATTTCCGTTAGGTAATTTCACCTAATGGAGATTAAATATGAAGTCAGGATTTATGCGTTATCCTCGCACGACACAAGAACGTCGTGCAAACAGCAGAGGAATGCGGCACGAATACAAAATCCGTGCCAGAAGAAACCAGAAGAATCTAGTGGAAGCCTGGGATGATATTTGGAAACGTCCTCAAAGAAACTGGAAAAAACATAGGAGAACCCAGTACAAGGAGAAAAACCATGAAGAAGCACAAGAAAATACAAAGGAGGTCTGAGATCCATGCGAAGAACTTGAACTGTCTTTAGCCTCACCGCAACCGAGATTATTCTCGAAATTAGAGCCGGTGAGGGGGGCGAAGATAGCAAACTCTTCGTCCACGATTTGTTTGCCGCTTACGTCAAGTACGGCAATTCTCTTAAACTCAAGTCAGAGATCCTTGAGTCCTCCCACGGTAGCATAACTGCCAAATTCTGCGGAGATGGTGCGGGTAAAGCCTTCGTAAATGAAGGTGGCAAGCACACTATTCAAAGAATCCCACCCACTGAAAAGCGGGACCGTAGGCAAACTTCACAAGTAAGTGTGGCTGTTTTGCCCATGCCGCCCAGACGAGAGCGAAGTCTGTTGCCCGAGAGCGAGATCGATATCAAGTTCTCGGTCGGATCAGGTCCAGGTGGGCAGCATAAAAACCGAACGGAATCAGCCGTGACAATGGTTCACAGGCCGACCAAGATCAAGGTCTATTTGGATGGTGGTCGCTGTCAGCATAGAAATAAAGCTGACGCTCTGGAGATACTTTCTGCTAAGGTCAATCAGCATCACAATGCCCAGAAGGCCGCAGAAAGGAGTGCTGAAAGGAAACGGCAAGTTGATGGAGGAGGACGTGGGAATAAAATCCGCACGTACAACTACATCAAATCGCGAGCCGTGGATCATAGAACCGGCAAGAAGACCAAGAATGTCAAGGCCGTAATTGAGAAAGGTCGATTCGACCTTTTGATGTAATGACTGGATTTGGCCGGATTATGGCCGGATTCGTCAAAAATTTGGTTTTTAGCCGTGTTTATCAAGCCAAAAAGGCGGGATTCATGGCCGGATTTGGCCGGATTCGGCTAAAATGCACTGGTATTGCATATTGGTCGGATTCTATAGGCCGCTCCCGGCAAAGCCGGGAGCGGCTTTACATCAACCCCTTTTCGCCTACGGCGAAAAGGGGTTTTTTTATTTAACTCATCTAAATAAATACATGAGTGGTTTCAGAGAATGGCTATTGAAGGTTGAGGCGGCGGCTATTTCCCCCAATGTCAATATGCCTGGACATCTGCGACCTCTAGACATCTCAGTTTCCCGCAAGTGGTTGATGTCTAAACATGCTAAAGCTGGCGGCAATCCAAAACACACCTTCAAACGCAAGGTCAAGAGTGATAAGTTCTTCGACACTTTCTTTCCTGGCAAGGACATCCACATTACGGTCAAGGATGATAACAATGCTAGTTTCTGGACACAAATGAATTTCGGCTATGAAGATAAAACGGGCTGGGATGCTTGGACAGACGCACGCAAAAAATTCGATCAAGGGTCTGATGTTGAGATTTCACTAATTGTTGATCTAGCTCCCATAGGAACCAAGCGAAGCGAAGAGGCCTATCTGGCCGGGTATACCGACTATGGAAACTATGGATTGTCTGACGAGGAAGAAAAACGCTATTTGCAGGGCAAGTATGATGCAACTCATTTTTATGCATACGGTGCTTCGGCCCCAGATCTTTCAAAGGCTCCAGTCTCCAGAGGGCATCCTTGGAATTGGAAGCCCTCAGATGGAACCATAGTGCCTTCCCACTGGCGAAATGCCGTCCAACCTGCACTTAATACAATTTTAGATGAAGAACTACGACGCAAGTATCCTCCTAAGTTAGTTGCTTATATTCGCAAAAAGATCGTCAGTTCAAGTAGTTACCGCTACCCAAGCCTTGCAGACATGCAGAACAAGAAGTATGAATTTGTGAACGAAATCGAAAAACGGGTTCTACATTACGGGGAAAATCTCGGAATAGATGGAGCCAGGGAAATTATTAGGAAATTTATCGACACGCAATTAGGCAATATCTTAGATCGACATGACGATGAGTTGCGTGGCGACATTGAGCATTTACGAAAAACACACGACAGCGTATCAAAACAACCCCCCCGAGATCCAGAGAAGACTCGACACATATCTGGGTGGGGCCATAGCAGGGACGTGACGGCTCAAGAAGATTGGGAAGATTATGTGGCATATTTGGCACGACGAATGCGTGGGGCAGAACGAAGGCTAAAAGGCTGGAAAAAACGATATGATTTGCGACGACAACCTCAGTTGCCCTTTGGTTCTTCCCCTGCCACATCGTATGACTTTGTTAAGGAAGAGTAGGATATGGAATCAAAAGTTAGCCAACAGATTATCCCAAAATTCTGGATTTAGGTTGTTGGGGTCAAATACCACAACTGTCCCAGGTTCAAAAGTTTTCATCATTGACAGGTTCGATGGTATATCCTTCATATTCTAGGGCTCGCATCCAAGAACCTCAGGCGAGATATTCAAGTGTCAGAGTTGTGGTCATACTGATAATGCTGATGTTAATGCAGCCAAGAATATACTTGACCGATTTCTCACCGGACCCTACGGTGCCGGTTTCAAACCTGAAAATCCAGAGTATCTTTGCGTTTTATGATCGGCGGCGTAAAACCCCTACTTTTCTATAGAATAGAAAAGTTTGGTCGCAAAGCGAGTGAGCGAAGCGAACGAGTCTGCGACCAAACCTCTTTAGGGTAGCGGGATGTAAGCCGCCTAAATGGAAATTACATCTTA